CGATATACGTCAAGATTAAATTTGTTACCATTGTTTCTACAAATAGTATTGAACGCTATCAACTCCTTATCCTTAATAATTGCTTTACTATTTATAAAGAAGTCAGTTACAATGCCATCCATTGAAGTGCATCGGCTGAGTGCAACGTACAGCATACCTGGAGCAAACGCATAAGGACAATGAATAACTATATTGTCAAATGTTAACCCTTGACTCTTGTGAATAGTAATTGCCCATCCAAGAGTGAGAGGAAACTGTCTGCAACTGCCTTTCTCTATTGTTTCAATGTTATTGCCGTTAACTTTATAGTCTCTGTCAGTCCATACGTAAGGCTCTACAATCACCTCATGTCCGTCATCCAACATAACCCCTATTTTAGTTGCGCTTATCCAGCTAACTGTACCCATAGAACCATTGTAAAACCCTTGTTGGTTATCATTTACAAGTGTCATTACCCTGGCACCTACGCGTAAATTTAAGTTCAAGTCACACGGTGCATTTTTAGGATTAAACGCATCCTTGAACTCTGCTGGGAAAGTGTGAGATACTTCTCCAATCATTTGATTATTTATTTTGTCAGCATCACGACGTAAAGAACAAATATGGATTGCATGAGTTGTAAAATCCTTGCTTTCACGGTTATCACGCAATTCACTGAGGTCAGCAATGTCCATAGGAAGAAGTTGATACTCTCGTATTCGATTCAGCATATTCACAAACCTCTCATCTCTTTGTCGGAACACTTTTGTAAGTTCAATTACCTGAAAGCCAACCTCTCTCAATGCGTAAGAATGAAAAAAATAATTTCCACGATACCATTGGTGAAGAATAATTTCTTCATTCTTTTTAATGACTGGAGGTAACTGAAACAGGTCTCCAAACAACACAATCTGAACTCCACCAAAGGGTAGCTCATTCATTCGATACAGTCTCAATTTACGATCTATATAATCCAGCACATCAGGACGAACCATGCTGGCTTCATCAATGATGAGTGTATCAAGTTTTCCAAACAATGCAAATTTATCCTGGTACAATTTACCTTTGATTGGTGTATTGGGTCCTTGTAATTCAAACGGGATTCCAAACAGACTATGTAACGTAACACCACCAGCATTAATGGCTGCTATCCCGGTTGAAGCGGCAACTATAATGTTTTTATGGGTGTTTTCAACTATGTACTTCAGGAATGTAGTCTTCCCAGTTCCAGCCTTTCCTGTAATAAAAAGACTGTCAGTCGTTTCTTCTATTATTTGAAACGCACGGCTCATTTCATCTGTTAGTTCCATAATTATAACTCGTTGATTGTAAAAAGAATGTCTTTATTATCAAAGATGATGTCATCATCTTCTTGCAATTCATCTGCATAAATACGAATCGGCTCTTCTTCTCCTTTTCGCTGAACCATAAATTCTGCATCACAATCGACCATGATGGATTTCCCATTATCCAATGTTATTTCAAAATAGTGGTTAGAATCAATGTCGTTACCAATAATGGTAGTATCTGCTGGAGAAAGCCCAGCACGTTCAGGAAGTAAAAAACGTTCAAAGATGAGATTGTATTTAATAGGGTCTATGAGTGTGATTCCAAGCAAATATAGAAGCAGTGATCCAGCAGCAGACCCACGACCGCAACCTACAAATATGTCGTTCTTACGAGCCCAGTTACAAGTGTCATACTGTACGAGAAGGTAGTCAACATTATCGGTAGATTCAATAATGTACTTCTCATATTCCATTTGTTTCCGGTATTGCTCTATCTTATCTTTAGGTGCCAAACGCTGAAGCCCCTCTTCCAAGAGTTGATTGAACATATTGTGGGTGGTGCCATATTTCTCCAGTTCTTCCGGAGTCATATCGTATTTCGGCATATAGTTTCTGGTAGTGTCCATACGTCCTTTAGCATTATTTGCAATGGCGAACGTATTTTCTGCACACTCACGAAACAGTTCTTCTATATTCCAGTATTCTCCAAACAAAGCCTCAAACAAAGCGTAATGCTCATCGGCATCCTTAAAATACTGGTCGTTACTCTGCTCGTGTGCAGCTCCCTCTGCTACTTTGTTAAGGATGATTTTGTTTTTGGCATCATCAGCATCAAGATAATATGCGTCACTCAACAGAACTGGGCGGGGCATACTCAAATTATCATACCATTCATGGAAGTATTTCTTAGTGGCTTCCAATACTTTAATATCAATCCGTTCAGCTTTATACTCTGATAAATCAACTTGATAGTAGATATTATCAAAAGCTTTCGTCAAAGTGGCGACCACGCTCTCATTTTCTACAAATGAAGTCGGAGCATATTTGTCAAGCACGAGTACATTTCCTTCAGCTCGGTTCAAAAGCTCGGAAATGTCAATAGTCTTGTTCTCTACATTATCGACCATAATAGCTTTCTGAATCCGAAGTAGATTACGAAAACCTCGTTGGGTCTGGACATATACTTTTGCACCAAAATTAAACCCATCAGCTTCTACTGTAAGTGAATAACCGAATACAGGCTTTATTCCAGCTGCATCACATTCTTTTTGAAAGACAAAGCAAGCTGCCATTGTGTTGTAATCACATATCCCTAATGATGTATGACCGAGATACTTTGCCTTACGAATCCATTCTTCTGGCATAAAACTGCCATTAAGTAGTTCAAATGGAGTATGCACGCCGAGATTTACAAATGGAATATTATGATTAAGCGGAATACGCTCACCAATATACTTCAAGACATTTAACTTAAAATCTTGGTGCAGATTATGGTAATAGAAATTATCACCAAATTTGAATACTATATTTTCAATTCCATCATTCAGTAATTCTTCAGGTCTAACCATGCTGTTAAAAATCAAATTACCATCCATGTCTTTGCGGAAGATGGAATTATATGTTGAACGCTGGGTGTCTTGAAAATAAGCCTTGCCAAAACCAGGAATATTAATTACGTCTGCGTCAACTTGAGAATATTGGATTTTATTTCTCTCCAGCCATTCACATAACTCTTTTATTTTATCAGATTTTGCCATCTACGTTACTCAGTTTATATTCAATTGGAGTAAATAAAGATTCTGAGAAGGTATCGTAGATTGACCAAAAATCACTGTCATCCCAATCCTTGCCTTCGCCCACGAGTTTAGCAATCATTACATTGTCAAAATACTCGTTCAATTTGTCGGCAGCTACATTAATTGCGTCTGACGCATCAGCATCATAGCCTATTATTATGTCACGTACACCCTTGATTTGAAGTTTATAGATTTGCGTGTCACTAATTTTCTTTCCAAAAGTACACACAGCCACAAGGCGATGGTTATCATACAGGTCAAGTTTTCTGGTAAGTGATATAACATCGAATATTCCCTCTACCAATATTACCGTATCGGTTTCATCTTCTATAACCGAGTCGTAATTATACAGCAATTTGATAAAATCATTTTCAGTACTGTTATTATATCTGCGTATTTGGTATTTCCCATTTCGTTTTGCTCGGTCGTTATACTCATCTATATCTTTTTTGCTCCAAATGTGTCTGGAAACATATCCAACAATATCACCTTCATCATATATTGGGAAAACCACGTAATCATCAAACTTGAAGTTTAGTCTACGGGTTGTCCCAACAGGAAAATAAGCATAATCATCTGCTGTAAACCCACGTGATTTTAAATATGGATTTTTAAAGCATCGTTTCCACGATTCAGGCATTTCTACAATTGCAAGCTCATCATCAATCTCATCCTCTTCAAGATTAAAAAACTCTGGTACTTCTACTGGTGCAAATTTTACGGTGTCCTTAATTTGCAAATCAGATCGTCCTATTTCCTCAACAAACCTATTGATGTCTTTGCAAGTTCTTCCACATGAAAAGCAATGAGCCATTCCAAACAATTTTCCATTCTTTTCTGGACCAATATAAATTCCAAGTTTACCGCCAGTCTTTCCACACCAAACGCACTCTGGCACGATTAGATTTTTACGACCACCGTCTATTCTTGCGTGAAGTTCTGCCTGAAGTTCGCGTATCAAATATTCTTTATCTTCTTTACTTATATACATAAACACCTCCGTATATTAAAGATTAGCCGTTCTAATTCTATCGAAAAAACGTTCATGGTCGTAATCAGTAGCAATCTTAATTGTGTCTCCTTTTGGGAAAAACCTACTTTTAGCCACATGGATTCGCATCGTCTTTTCACGACGTTCATTAGCAGATTGATTTAACGTAATCAAATGAGTAAGCGGTTGAGCTATACCTTTCGCTTCTGAAGAAGAGTACTCTGTCAATACATTCTTTTCGTCATTTACCCAGTCTGGGTTTTCAATACGAGCCTGATATGTAGTTACCACCCATACTTCTTCCTCGCTGGCAATGTCTTTCAAGTCATTTGCTACAGCAATACGCTTCAAACGCTCTCCACTGTCTCCATATTTGCGACCTGATGAATCGGTCAACAAGTCCATAGAATCAATGAGTATTATATCAGGCTTGACATTATAATTCTTACGAAACTCAGCAATAGCCTCCTTAATATTGATTGTAGAAACATGCTGATTAAACTTTGGGTAGCTTCTAACAAACAGTTTACCGGCAATAGCCTCAATTTCTTTTGCGAAAGAATCCATATCCTTATCCTTAATAAAGCCCTTTTCATAGCTATATGCGTTACAAGCTACAAGTGCTGCCGAATAAGCATTTTCAACTTCTTCTTTACTGCCCTCCAATTGGAAATGTAAGACATTGAAGCCATCGATACATGCCTGGGAGCCAATCCAACGTGCGGCATGACTTTTACCAACACCAGTAGGTGCAAGAATACAGGAAAGTTGCCCACGCAAATCCCTGTCTTGGTTAAGGTTGTCCAATTCGTCAATATAAAATCGAGTAATGGCACGGATAGCTCCACGAGCATTGTTCTTTGCGCGATTTTGAATATGCCTGGTGATAAAAGTATCTATAACGTCAGTATAAGTAGATTCAGTCAAGGAAAAAGTACGCATCCAATCAACATGCTTTGATAACATTTGCTGAGCGCTTTCCAAACCATCTCGATTGTAAACTTCTCCAACTTTTTTATATAGCTTCTGAAATTCTACACGTCTAAGATATTCTTCAAGCAAACCAAGACATTCATCGGTAGCAAAAGCCTCACCATTGTCATAAGCCCCTTCCCAAAATCTTATAGCACCATTTTTCCCTGCCAGTTTTTGCTGGATGATTGAAAAATTCGGAACTCGCCTATATTCTCTATAATAGTCTTTGAAAGCCTTTAGGACTGCTGCCGTATTACGGTCTGGTAGATGTTCTTCGTCTAAATGTTCGCACACCATGGAAAGAATGTAACTATCCTCCATACAAGTAATGAACAAGTCTTCAATGAAAGCTTCCGAAAGGACGTTTGTTTTATTGTTTGCTGCCATATTCTATTCGTAATCGGAAGATTTCCGGGTATTTTTTTTGAGTTTCTGTTTTACATTTTATCGCAAAGACACACTCTGCACATGCTGTTGATAGAGGCGACCATCCAAGTGTAGATGTTTGACATATCACAAAACCAACCTCTCTATTAAGAAGTCGCATCTTGGTACCTTCTTCACTGGGAACAAATATGAATTTTGCCTTTGGATGTTCGCTTCTATCTACAATCATATTAAGCAATGATGAACGACTAAGACCTTCAGATTCAAGCCATTTATTTTCAAAGTACATACGGCTTTTGTCTGAATTAAACCGTTCCATAGACTTCGGTCCAAATACTTGGTTTAGTTTCCAGTTTGAACGCCTGTCCTTAAATGCGTGAGACGAGCACACCACATAATCAACTATTCTTTGCGCTGTAAGCACACCGTATTTTTTTTCAACACGCTGAAGTGCAGTACGCATAATTCTTGTCGGTTCACCTCCTTGGGGTAATCGATAATCTGAATATATGAGCCTGACTGCAATCTCATGGAACATCTTCAGTGTCTGTTTTACGAGGTATTCGTTGACCATCTTTGTTAATGTTGTTTTTTAGGTGTTGTCTTGCCAATCGTAATCGGCTTTTAATAGTCTCTATGTTTGGTGTCTTTAACGACCCTTTAGCATACTCTATCTCAGCTATTTCTTTGAGCGAATAACCGGCTTCCTGAAGTATTAGTGCATCTCGATGGCGTGGTTTTAATTCGTCAAGAACATCAATGATGTCTGAGTTATAATGTTCTCGCCAATTATCTACGCCTAATACATTGCCACTTACACGATCGTCATTCAACAATTCATCTTTATAATCTTCAATATCATTATCATCATTTTTATTGTTATGCGCTTGTCGCTGACGTTCACATGCCCAAACCTGATGTTTTACACAAGTGTGAATCCAAGCCTTGATAGGTCTGCTGGTATCGTAGGTTTCGATTCTTCTGTAGAAGTTTGTCATAACCTCAGAATAGTTCTCTTCAACATTTTGCGAACTCCAACTATAATCTCGGCATAGTTTGAAAATCATGTTGTTATATGGCAAAACATACTTGTTAAAGAGAGCTGTTCTGCGGGTTATTACTTCTGGAAGACAATCAACATCTACTTCTGGTGCGGTAGAGTGTACTTTTGTTCCCATGCGATAGACACATTAGCATTAAACAAATCTGCTATACGTGTCCCAAGACAATGGGCGATACAATACATACGCCACTCAGCTTCATGTCTTATGAACTCAGCTCGGACTCTCTCATTGGAAGGTTTTGGATTTGAATCCAATAATCTAAAAAACTCCCTAAGATGACTTTTAAGGACTTTTCCATGCTTCCTACTATCCAATTTAAGTAGATCATTATTATTCTGTTGTTGCATGATTAGAGATTAAAATGCTTTATATAACAGAAGAATATGTGAATTGCATCGGCCTCGTTATCGTCGCCGGGCTCAATTTGCCATCTGAGTTTGCAAAACTCAATCATCTTTGCTTTGGTAGCCTTTCCATCACCAGTAGCAAACTTTTTAAGGGATGCTGGATTGATGAAGTGAGGCTCTGGAAGGTTAAGCGTATCGCATACCTCGAACAGTATTCCACGAAACTCCGAAAGTTTACGGGTATCGGTAAAGTGATTATTAACGCTAACATCTTCAGCCACAATCTGCTTTATGCCATTACGCTGAATGAAGTCGATTAATGTGTCTCGGAACGCTTTATGCTGTTTGTTGTTGTTGCGGCGCATTGATTCCGTAAAATCCCATGTACCTCGTTCATTCAAGCAGAAAAATCCAGTATGAGTTGCGATGTCAAGCGCAGCTACTTCATTCCGAGTAAGTTTCTCTGTTATCGTCTTTTGCGGTTTCATAAATTGAGGAAACTCCATTGGTTTTTGTTACAGTGATTTTGTTCGGGTAGCCTTCGTTTGTCAATCCATGACTTACTACCAATGAAGTGATTTGCGTTTTGTTAAGGGCCTTGAATACACTGGCAAGACCTTGCTCGTCAGCACTGTCAAGAACCTCATCTGCGATAAGAAGGTCCAGACCTTTCCCATCTTCGCAATTCAGATTCGTCAATTGATTCATACTTAATATGCTTGCAAGTTCAACACGAACACGTTCTCCTGCTGAGAATTTCTCGAATGAGCCGCAATCAATGCCGTCCCTAAGCAATGATACAGAAATTTTGTCACGCACCTTACCTGATTTCAAAACTGTATATCCAGAAAGGGCAACTCGTATATCACTACCAATAGTCTCCAGAAATTCGTTTGTAATCTGAGAGATGGCATTAATTTTTGTATTGGCGAGGTATGTTTTGAACTCAATGAAATATGATTCTTGCGCCTTCAGTTCATTTAGTTTTCCTTCTACCTCATTTTTAACTTCTACGGCTTTTTGTAGAGCTTGTTGGTGCTCTGCCTGACTCTTTTTTAATGATGTGAGAACATCTTCTTCTGAAGCACTCTTGGCATCCTCTATCGCTTTTTCATACGAAGCAATAGATCCATTCATCGTATTTATATCCTCTTCCAAAGATTTGATTTGATTTTCTCGACGCTTATATGCAACGTCAATAGTTTCAAATACTTCATCAAAGATACGCTTACGAATTTGCGCCAATTTGTTTTGAACAGAAGTAAGCTGAGAATTTGCACTTTCTACTTGATTTTCTTGCTGAGCATAAATTAGTTGTGCGCGTTTCAGCGTTTGTTCTGCTGCATCTAAGTCCTGTTGAATTTTGCGACGCTCATTCTCAAGAGTAGCTTCTATTTCACGCTGATTTCTACCGTCTGCAACAGTCTTTTCGTATTCTTGATTGTTAGCAATAAGGTCTTTGCCAATCTGTACAATAGCATCTTTAACAGCCTTTAGGCTTTTACGGGCTTCGATGATGTCAAGCTGTGCATTGAGGGTAAATTCATACTTACATTTAGGGCATTGAATGACACCGGCTAACTGATTTTCAAGAGAGTTGGCTTCACGTTTTTTAATGCGTTCATCCGCATTTAGGGTATCTGCCTTATTTTGCAGACGTTTCACCGCTTTAGCCAATTTTTCTAAGTGCTGGGCACACTCAGCACGATTGGTTTCATTTTTTTTAGATTTATCTTGAAACTGAGCGCAAGTATCTGTATAATCTGCTTGAGCCTGCACCAACAAACTGTGAAGTTCTTTAGCCTTTGCAGCTGCTTCCTTTGCGTTTTTAGAAGCAGTATCAAGCTGGGTGTTGAGTACAGACATTTCATGATTGTAATCCGTAGTAAGAACTAAATCATTTTCCTTAAAAGACCTTGAAATTACATCCAGAACACCATTAATGTCTTTGTCGCTCGTTTCAAGAGTTTGCATCGTGTTGTCTAATACGTCTAAATAACCAAGGCTGTCATCAATCTTATTAATATTGTCATTAGTTAGACGAATGTCGGCGCGTTTCTGAGTAATTAAATCCTTCCAATTCTTTATGCGAGTTTCATTAGAAGCTTTGCGCTCAGCGGATTCGTTGATAGCTTTCTCGATTTCAGTTCCGAGAGCTTCAACGCGACCAGTACACATGGCAACTTCTTTTTCTGCTTCTTTCAACTCGGTTTCAATAGGTTCCATATCAGAATAAAGTTCTTCGATGGACTGATCAACCATAACACCATTGCTGAATCGATTGATAATTTCTTTTTTCTCTTTATCTGAACTGGCAAGGAAAGATTTGTATTTACGAGCAGTGAGAATAAAATTACCAAAAATGTCTTCTTTTGATAAACCTATTTGTTCAAGAATATACTTGTTATAATCGGCAACAGTGGCCTGACTGATTTCTTCTATGTCAGTATCGTACTTACCGACCTGTTTGACAATCTGAATTTGCTGAGGTTGTTTACGTGACAATCTGCGACTAACCGTCATTTGTTCTCCTAATACATCATTAAAAAGCACAATTCTAATTGTCGCTTCATTCTTTGTGTCATTGATAATTTCATCAGCGTTCACCTTGCGTAGCGGTTCTCCTGTAAGCGCAATAGCAATAGCTTCTATCAAAGCAGATTTTCCAGAGCCATTTGAGTTTTGAGAGTCACTATCAAGATTATTGCCGAATATTAAAGTTGCTACGCCTTGTTTTGGAGAATAATCCAATTCAAGAAATGAGCAAAGGTTGTTAGCGTGAATGGATTTTAGATGCCACATACTTAATTCAATTTTTCAAGATAGTGGAGACCAAGTTGATTATCAATGGATTTTTGCACACAAAAATTCGTGTACTCTTCCTTAATGCCTGACTTGTCAAACTTTTGAGTAATGCTCTTATTGTCAGTGTGCATCACTTCCGTTTGCTCTGTGACAAGCTCAATTTTGTTAGCTCCTGCTTCTGCAAGCATCTGCTTATTTACTGAGGAAGACTGGGCAGAATCGCATTTAACACGAACTTTGACTTTATATCGACAGTCAGATTTTATTTTAGCCAACATGCTCATAAAATCGTCATCCATTTCAGCTACATCTACCTCAATAACCTTGTATCTTTGGTTTACTTCGTTCTTAACAAACTGAGTGGATCCATCAGAATAAAGTATGGTATATCCTTTCTCTTCATCTTCTCCGAAATTATGTTGACGAGAAGCACCGACATATTCAATGTTAGTACCAGGAATATGTTTTCGATTATGATAATGACCAACCAATACAGAATAAAAATCATTGAAAATATTAGCTGGTAATTCATCATCGCTTGGAGTTGCCAATCCGCCACGTATTCCTTCATGAATATATAAAACGCGTTTCTTTGAACTTTTTTTTGCCAGATAGACCTGTTTAAGGTTGTTAAGACGGTTAATAAAAGAGCCGTTTTCAGGGAAATAACTCATCACTATTAGTGATACAGAATCGGAAACATCTATCTCTGTATATTCATCAATAATTTCTACAGATTCATAGTCAGAAAAGATATGGTTATATCCGAATACAGATTCTTGGTCAACCAAATCGTGATTACCGTTTGCGATAATAACATAAAGTCCGTATTGCTTTGTAGCCTTTAATATCGCCTCTCTTACTGCCAATAATGTATTTAATGTTTGTGCGCTTCGTGAAAGCCACATATCACCGCCTACAATTAGATATTGCACTGCATTTTGTTTACAGAGCTCAAGTGCTTCATCCCAATTCTTATGAAACTCAGCAATATTATCTTTGCTTGCGTGAATGTCATTAATCAACAACGCACATGGAAATTTATTTGACATAATCAATAATGCTTTAGAAGAAATGCTCACCCAGACTTAACCGGGTGAACATTTCGATTGAAGTACGTTGTTACTTAATCACGACGACGAGGTGGACGAGTCCCACGGCGGCTTGCACGAGCAGCTGGCTCATTCGTATCGTCATTTCGTTCACGACGGGAGCGAGCAGGACGTTCAGAGTCAGCGGGAGCTTCTTCCTCCTCATCATTATCTGGCTGTGCTGGCTCTGCATCTTCTTCTTCCTCATCAACAGGAGCAGCAGTTCGGTGCTTAGAAACTGGAGCCGAAGCTTCATCCTCTTCTTCATCATCGCTATTGCTTGCTGTGTTGGCAAGCTCGTCTTCGATTTCATTAAGGATGTCTTCGTTGGTCTTCTTACGAGTTACTTTTACATTGAGGTCATTGGCTTCGATATAAGCCATGATAGATGTACGAAGTTCTTGCCCTTCTGTGGTTTGATCATCTAAACCATCGTTGCATAGTGCGTCATAGCGCTCCCACAGTGCATCAATATCGTTTGTAGTATCTTCTTCAGTTTCACCCTCTTTGCCTTCACCGAAAGTGAAGTGAGATTGGTCATCTGCGGGAAGCAGAGTCTTAATCTGATCAATACAATTCTTAATCTTACCTTCATTCATTACATCAATATCGAACTTCTCATCAAGCTGTTCAAGGTAAGCAACTGTGGCTTCTAAGTGATAGCGCGTATAACGATAGATTTGTTCTGGGAGACGAGGCATGTCAATCAACTGAGCCAACGTCTCTTCATCTAAAACATCCTTGTCAGATACGGTATCGATATTGAAACTGTAAGCAGGTTTGTTATTTTCAGATTTACGAGTAATCTCAACTGGATAAGCTGAATCAATGGAGGAAATAGGACACGGTACGTTTTTACCATTCTTGTTCAATTTTGCCCATAAGTTTAACTTACGCTCTTCCAAGTCTTTGTACTGTGAATAAGAAAGTTGTAGAATTTGGATGCCATCGCCAGTATTGTCTAAGTCGATAACATACATGCAACGACGTGAATCCCATTTCAAACCACCGGAGAAGCTTCCTTCCCGCAATTTCTTGCAAAGCTTTTCATCGTCAGCGTATTTTTCACAGGCTACTGAAACGTATGTATCAATAAGGTCTGCATCAATGTCTTTAAAAACATATTTAGCATTACAAACTGTTACATAGGTAATTGATGGCTTGCCCTTAACCAGTTTCTTGGAATTTTCAATTTTAAGCATCAAAGAACGAAGCGGATATTCATATCCTTTACGTTCCAACGGCAAGAAGTTTCCGTCTTGGTCTTGAACTGGTGCTAAAGGTAAAATACGGATAGCATAAGTACCATCTTTAGCAAAACGCAAAAATGAGGCGCGTTTACTGCTCTCTTCTTTACTCTTTTTCTTTGCATCTTCAAATGTTTCTTGGGAAGCTGCAAACACGTCAAAGAGTGAACGTGCATTTTCTTGATCCATCATAAGAGAATTGTCTTTTAGACTTTCCTTTGATAATTCTTCCAAGTATCAGCATAGGCTCCTGCATAAAGTTCCGCAGCTTCTGCGGCTTTTATTCCCTCACGGGTAAGCAGATCAATGCCCCATTCTGTCTTGGCATGATGGATAATCTTAGAAATAGCATAATCCATCTCAGCTGCTGGTTCATTTTTAAGGTCAAAGTATTCAAATACATTGTCCTCTCCTGGAATTTTACAGCTATGAAGTGGCGCATAAAGCTCTTCAAAATATCTGTATAATGCTTCTGGGTTCGGATTGCCTTCCAACTCTTCACTTAAAGTTTTCAGCAAGTAACCGAAAAGAAACTTCAACTGAGGTAGCGAGCGGTTTTTGTTCTTATCAAAAAGGAGATAACCATATTCTCCATCTGGAAGAATGTCCACAGCCTCTTTAAGCTCGCTGATGTCGGCATAGCCCTCATGGACTTCAACTATACCCTTACTTCTAATCATGTCATATTCATTCGTTATTATTATTTATGATGCAAATTTAGGACAATTTTTCGACTTAACAAAAACATTTGAATAAAAATTTTCATCTGGTTGAAAATAAATCTTACAACATCACTGTAAATCAATAGATTATTATTTTCAATTATAGCAAAAGGATTGTTTTTGAAATGATTTAAACTTTAGCACCAAAAACTTACAGAAAAGATTAAATACATGACTTTGTTTCTGTATAAGGGTGGGCAAAATACTCTTGATAAAGATTTTTAGCCCACCCTTAGTGCTATTTATTCCAAAATATATTGGTAATGTCTATCATGCTGCTACAATGTTCTATTCTATAAAATCTTTGATTTGTGCCAGGTTTATTCAACGCTCCTTTTTCTTTAATATAAGGTCCAAGCTTGATAAAATCAAAATCTTCAAGTCTAATCTCTGGAGAAAGCTCTTGCCGGCCACTATACCACGCTGTTTTTAATCCCTTTTGTTTTACTTTACATGCAAGTAATGAAATTTCCTTTGGAAAAATATCACCACCCATAAAAGCAACACAGGTGATTCCACGATTCAAGCCAATAATGGCATTAAGGCTATCCCAATTCAATAGTTCCCCTATATCATCTGCCAAATAAGCGCTATGGCACCCTTCGCAATGGCAGGGACAGTTCGATATGTTAATAGCCAATGTTACTTCATCTGGAACTTCAGCGAATACGATTTTCGTATCTGTGTACTTCAACATATTTCACTCCTTCCATTACTATAAGTTCTATTAGACGCTTCTATTTGCCTGTCTGATCCAAACGCTTTAATTGGACGAAGATACCCAATTATACGTGTGTACTGAGTGATATTATGACTTCCACATATAGGACACTGATTTATCGGTTTCTTGATTATCCTACCGCAATCCTTGCATTTACTGTTCGGAATATTGAAAGTAAAATAATTCGTTCCGTTTTCAATGGCAAAATCAATCAATTTTAAGTATTGTTTCTTGCTTAAATGATCTTCTAAATTGCAATGTAGCGCAGAACCTCCATCACAATAACTGGCTGTTTGCCGACCGTGCAATACAAACTTGTCAAGTACCGAAGTATTATCGTGAGCATTGTAGAAATATGAGTTATACAAATTCTCATCATCAGGTACAATATATCCATCTTCTTTATCCCAGTTGTAGTTTTTGCCACCAAGACCTTCTGCTGGAACAACTTCACTGTTAAATAAAATTGGACGCTTCTTGTCGTGAATTGAGTGTAACTTATTTTGTTCTTTGACAGTGCTAAGAATTAGCTGTAAGAACTTAATATAATCCTTATTGTTGCTCACGTTCATTCCCAAGAATCTGGCAGCTTCATTCAGTCCATTTATGCCAATCGTAGAGTATAACTTGCTAATGTGAATGTACCCACCATTTGAAGCGGCAAACATCTTTCTATCTTCCAGTTCATACAACATCGTTTTGAAGGCTATGTGATACTTGTAAACCCTTTCAAGTATTTCTTTCAAGTAGTCGTGGATAAACGATGTATTTTCTTTCCAACCGCCATTTCGTTTCAATCCATAAACCTTATCACAGTCCTGTATAATTCTATTAACATTCAAAGTTATTACATTACAACTACCTGTCATTACTCCAGTCAAACCAGATGTAGGACTGAAAGTATTTTCTGACAACTCGTTTCTAAGACGACAACAACTTGCAAGACTATCTGCACTGTCCGAAATGTAAGTAAAGAAAGAATGTCCTTCTGCATACATTTCAGCACACAATTCTTTATAATCTTTATCAATAATATCTGTCCCATCATGAACCATTGCAAAAGTCTCAACAGGGAATGTAAGAACTTGCTTCAGTCTCAATTTATTAAACCATTTCATAAATAAACGCTGAAGTGTGTCTATAGCCTTCCATTCGGGTTGTGTTCCATCAGGATAATAAAATCCACCAAACAGAGACTCAAAATACGTCTTATCGTAATAAGAGATGTTTGTAAACGGAGATTGATAACTACGATTGCCAGCGGGTTGATTGATACCCCATACGAATTGCTTAAATGCTTTTAATATACTGTCTTTTATCGTCCTATGAATAAAGTTATGCTCGGACGTGCTTACACACTCCAATTTTTCATACCAGTGGTCTCCAAATTCCTTGATCACATAATAATTTAGAGCTATAAAATATTCGCCAAACGCTACTGCCCCTTTGCACTGAGAAGACAATAGAAATGCAAGATTGGTAATCTGCCCACTGAATGACTGCAAATCATTTGGCTCTGAAGGTGTAACCCCATCAATATTGCCAACCCCTTCAGTCATTAATGGGTACAAACTCACAGCCATACAATATTGCTTCAACACAGGAGTAGATGCTTCATCATGTGTGTAAATTATATGATGCTTCAAATCCTGCTCATACTGTTTTGCGACATCAGGAAACATCACATTCAACTTATCCTTCATTCGTTGGCGTTGGATGATACGGTTTGTTGTCTTGTACACCTCACCTTCCAGATTAGCGACATTTTTCATTGTGACATTAGCGTTTGCATCAGTTTCGGAAGAAGTAGCTGCATTGTCAGCAGAAAGACTATACTTATCCATGTAATCTATTCTTTCACGAATAAACCTGGATTCATTACGCTTCTCCCGATACAAGATAAAAGCCTTTGCAACATTATAATGCCAGTATTGCATAAGACTGTTCTCAACCATATTTTGTATAATCTCTATTGATACTGGACTTTGCTGAGCAGTCAGTCCCCATTTCACATGCTCAACAACTTTAGGATCATATTTTTCATTTTGACTATCAAATGCCCTTTGAATAGCTGACTGAATTTTATTAAGGTCAAACTCCACTACTTGACCATTTCTCTTTATTACTTTCATTATTCTTGCACGATTAGACTGTTACAAAATCCGATTTGCTTGCTATTAAAATTGCTTGCGTAAGCACTCATCTCAGATTTAAATGCGGTTGTTTTGTTAAACCCACAACACCTGGGTTCACCGCAAAGACCGCCACGATAGACGCATTTGCGTACCATCACTGAAGCCAAATCAGGGTCAATTTTTGAGATTTCATCCTTAATCGCTTGGAACACCACAACAGTACCTGGCGATGCGCATCCAGTACATAGTCTTAACTTAGCCATATCAATCAACGACTGGGCATTGATGCAAAGACTGAGGTTGACAGGCGTTTCACGGTCAGCATTATCTTTAAGCCACTCCAACTCTTCGTAGATAGAATCTGCTTCGTGCTGATGGTCGCTGATAAATGTACCGCCCTTGCGCCATGTATCAACCAAATTCTTCAAGCGCTCTACAATAGAGTCAAGTTTACCGGGTAAACCAGGATTGCCACCATTTCTATCATCACGACATGTTAACTGGAAGGGAACTGAACCGACATGATGTCGAAGAAGATGGGTACTAATGTAAAGTGGGATGTTTTTGAGGCTTATCCAAAACAGCTGTGTGCGTACCGGAGAGTGCTCTGATTTATAAAGAGAAATCAGTGTTGCATGACTGGTACCTAAAAAAGTTGTAGCACACGCCTCTTGTAAAAGTTCTAAGTCTGTAAGCTTTCGTACAGACACAGTAAAATCTTTCATTTGCAGGTATTTGCATAATAATTCTTAAATAAATTCTGTACGAAATCAATTTGAAACGCAATGCAAAGGTAATAAAAAATTTTCAAGAGCGTGAAAAAAGCGCGAATAATATATGTCATTCGCGCCAATTTTACACTGTTTTTAGTATTGTCCTTTTGCCATAGTCTTTCTTCGATTTATTGCAGAAATAATAGCCCGAACTCCTGGAGGTTGCTTAGGGTGTTCTGCATGACAACCGTCATTCCTATATAGAATAAGGACTCGTCTAAAATCTTCTGTCCTAAAATATGGATTTTTTGATGAATAACTTATTGCTTCTATCAAATCTGCGTCTGGAACCCCATTGATTCCGACCGTTTGCATAATCAAATCAAATTCCAATGGGGCGTTCAGTCGCAAACTGTAACCAAGAGGCACTTCATCAAATTTCCTTGGTATTCTTTTTCTTCCGCGTTTTTTTGGTGGGGATTTTGGTTTCGGTTTTCTCCCTCTCTTCTTCCACTTCTTCTGCGGTATGTACGGGTTGAATAGTGCCATAAACTTCAGAAATAATGTTTTTTACAGGAGAAGCAGCTTCTGCTTCAATTTCTCGCAAACTGCGAGCCTGTGCAGGTGAGTTGTAAGTTTTCATTGTTATACCATATATGTTATTGCAAATTCTGTCCAGTTCCCACAACTGTCATTACAATAGACGACTTGACAAGCCCTTTGTCCAGCTGGGATATAGCACACCCAGTTTCTCTTATTTGAAAATGACACACAATATTTCACTGCATGTGTTGGTGGGTCTATTGTATTTGGAATGGTAAATACAGTGCCGGAGTGATTGGTTTTTGTACTTCCTTGAATGCAAACAATATTACCAATTTGCCGGATATAAAGAGAATCCTTAATCCATTTCCAGCCAGAGTCAGGTAATTTAGGCTGAAAATCGCCAACGCCTGCCGCTCCAATGTTTTGACGAATAAGCCGTTTTTGAACATCAGTAGTTGCCATATCCGATAAACAATTTGACAATTTAGCATAAGAGCCTAAATCATTTATACCGGCTGCTCCAATATGCGAACGACACATTGCAGCATTGGTATTCGACGACACAAATTGCGCAAGTCCACCGCCCTTAGCTCCAAATCTATTATTTGCCTGACTGGTGGTGTACACATCGGCTGAATTTGCTTTTTGATTGATCGATTCTATAAACTTAGTTGTTGTGATATATTTTTCAGAAAGCAAAACACCTCCCTCCATAATAGCTGGACCAATATTAACAGTGCCATGACCTGTTATACTGATATTATATAAAGGAACCGACAATTCAAATACCTGATTTGTATTACTAACAAAACCGATACGAGCCATTACAGTGTTTGCAGAATCATGCCAAGCAATAGCATTTGTAAGTTCGTGATTTTCTTTCAGCCACTTTGATTTTAGAATCAACGCATCAGAAGCACCTGCTGAAATTTTAGTCACACCATATATATTAGCACTACCTTCTGAGCCAAGAATGCTAAAAATATTTTTCCCTTTGCCATTTCCTATATGTGTATTCCGGAACTGAGTTGTGCCGCCATCATAACCACACACATTAATGCAAATTTCTCCAACAGCGTTAGCGGTGCCTTGGTAAATCTGACTTTCCGTAAGAACCAATCCACCAAACATTCCTTTATTTGCCGACACTGGTTGATCGAAGGTTATCAGAGAAGAGCCTATGGTTGCAACCAATGAGTCATTTACATAAAAACGGAATCCCACACCATCTATCAATGACAATTTGTAGATATTCTCATTTCCTGTGTATTTAACATTCAAGGTGCTCCCATCATAGCTGAACTCGGTTTTTATTGTACCAGATTGAATTGTAACTGTTTTATTAGCCACCAAATCTCCATTTGCATTGATTGATTTAATAAAACTAACAATACTGTCAACTGTCTGTGAACCACTTGCAGGATTAAGCAATAGTGCATACTTCCCTATAAACGCATCCTTCATTCGCAAACCACCATTAGAGGCGATAGAAATTGATTGAGGAACTTTTCCTGTCAGTTCATCTTGCTTAACAGGTACTGATTTCGCAATTGCACACCCATAAGTATTTCGACCTATTTTTGTGCCACCACTTTCATAGGGCACACTCTCAGTTGAATTTAATTCATAAATGTATTGAGGCCATGACGTAATACCTGTTGCGCCTGAGAAATAACGGAGTTTCCCATTTAAAAACACATAACCGGCACTGATAGTTCCAGATGTGATTTCACAGCCACTTACTATAAAATTGTCACAGTCATCGAAAATCTGAGCGAAAGCTAACGCTAAGTCCTGAAGATTTTCCAAGTCATCTGCATAAGTGTAGCGTCCACCAGTTTGTGCGCTAAATTCTTTCATTTCGATTCGTATTTAATGATATAAGTTTTATTTGCAATCCGATATTTGTCTATGACGTACTTCAGCATTGCGATGTATTTTTGCTCTGAAATAAGCTTTTTATCAATTTGTGGAGTAGTGACAACAAAACTGACGCTGCTTTCATCTGTCTGTTCATCACTTCTATATAAAACCAACTGACGAGTTATATTTTCTTCTTCTTCTTCACCATATACAAGAATATTTTGATTCACATCAATATTGGCAGATTCCTTGTATATTGGAGTGCCAAGTCCTTCTGAATTTTTAATCGTAATTCGACCGCCATTGATAAAATACTTTTTGAATTTATGGTTGAGGTACCATTCAAATTTAAAAAGTTGAGAGGTCATGGCAGCTTCAATCCTTGCTTCTTTTGCATATTCTACAAAATCACCATTTAATCGTTGTAATGGAGCCATTAACGATTGTAGATACAGAATCAACTTGCGCCCTCCAATATAATAAGGAACAAGCTGATTTATTGTCTTATCAAAATTGATGAAGTACCTCATATATTGTCCTCCAGTTTAAGAATTATTGTATCACGCCATAAGGGAATATCCGATTCTTCTCCAGTACAAGAACTTTGTTTTATATAACCTGAGTTTGGAATATAATAGCGTCCTATTTTAGTCTGCACATTATCATGTTCATCTTTGATAAGGTGATTGTTGTCATCATATTTAGCGACAAAGATTCCTTGATGATCCGTATCATCAGATGATACGGACACATCTGTTACATGTTCTACATTTTGAATGCAATCAATCACTTTCTGAGAATAAACCAAACCATTAAATTCGATATTCTGAATATATTCGTTTAATGCGTTCTCTATTGACTGGTACAATTCATCCTCTGTAACAGCGCCATCGTAATAAACAACCACTCTTGGAATGAGCACATCACCAATACGGCTGACTACTCTTGCATGTTGCCCTGCAAACAATATCTGATTAAGATATGCTCGGATTGCAATCAATTCATCTTCTTCTATTCTGTAATAAGCCCCTGGCTTCCCGGTTGCAATCTTGAAACGTACCATCTTATCATGGAACCCTTTTTCCTCTTCCTCAAAATACGCCACTTTCGTAATTATACGTTTGGATGGATCGATGTTTGGATAAGAAAAAGCAGTGCCTTCTTCGTTCATCACCAAATCATCTCCTGACTGATATTTCAGCAATGCGTTGGCAAAATATGCAGGAGTGCCATTGATTCTATTCTGAAGGTCTTTTGCAAGGTCTATCTTAAACACATCCATTACATTCTCAAATGTCCAGATACATGCCGATGTCACCCATGTAAATGTGTCAAGAATTGACATTTTGGAACTGTTCTCAAACTCTGTAAGTTCAAGATATTGGTTGCGAGTGTCTTTAGCCTCAGCGTATATTTCACTTAATGTCCGTGCCATTGTTAGGTTGATATAGTTGGTTGTTAATATAAAATTTCCACGTATCAGAAATATTCCATTCTGGTTCATTTAGAATAGTGTTCATTGCCGCATATCCTCGTTCAGAAGGCTCAGTTGTGAGACGTATAGTGCAAGGACGACGTTCTGCATAATGAGATACAATATATTCAAGATAGTCATCTATTGTATTTTCGTGTAAATAATGCACACCAGTTAAATCAAGTTCCTGAAGATTCATATCACCAATCGGCAACAAGTCACCAATCGTTGTTGAATGAAGGTCAATTTTATATGTACCCTCAAACAATGATAATCCCGTAAGTGAATACCCTTTGTTGGTGCAAATATATTCATCGACAATTACAGGCTTACAGAGAATTAAAGCACCACCTAAACCAGTAGTATCAAGCTGGGTAAATTTAAGAGTTTTAGTATTCCCATAAATGCGAATACGGCGGACTTCTACCTCATTATCAAAATAATGCTCTATAATTTGCTTGTCCACAGTTAATTGTATAGACTCTAAATCAGAATTATCTCCCCAATCAATTATCATTACTCCCTCTCCAGCCGCTTTGAAAGTGGTGAATATCATGTCTGCATTAACGCCAACTATAAATATCAAATCTTCGTCCGTTTGTTTGAAATAGACTTTACGAGCACCCGATGAAGGTGTAATATTCTGTTTTCCAAACTCACTCACGACAGACTCGTTTAATACAAACTCTTTGTGATACGCAAGCTCCTGCCCATATCTAAGTTCAGAAGTCATATTAAGATCAGGGTTACTGATGAGAAGGTCAAACAACCCCTCAATGCTGCCATATAAATACAAAGCAACATCAAAGAGATTCTGGTTTGGTTTTACTATATATGTTTCCATTGTTTTAATCCTCCCAATCTTTAGCGTCCAACTCCATTTGCTTCGTATCGTAATTGTATGCTGCATTGCGAATAGTTACACCATCTGCACTAAACTCGTCTTGAAGGACCTTTGTCAGGCTTGTTGATGCAACATTATTTGAATTTATCCATCGCGCCAATCCAACCCCTGTTAAAGGATAACGATAATTGCCACCTGGAAAACATGCTAATAGACAATTGGCGTTTTGTCGCCCCGCCTTGACGATATTAAAATCAGATTGATGACTTGAATATAATTGAGCAATTCCGTCTTTTAGCATCACCAAGAAACTATCTTCAGAAATTGATGGTAATTCTGATGCAAATATGTTCCTTAGTGCGGATCCATATACTTTTGATTTAACCAAGAACCAGGTAGAACCATCCACATCATTATTAACATAAACAAATGATCCGTCTTCATTAACTCGGCGCACTCGAATCATAAACTCTTTGTACTTCGGCGTATAAGGAATTACAAAGCACACCCCATTATTAATAATCGTTCGTTCACTGAGCGAATAAGGCACATCTATCTCACCATAAATATAGCGAGACAACAATGTTGGCTCATCAACCCACCTGAACTCTCTCAATTTAATTTTGTTCTGAGGGTTGATGGCGACATCGCCTGTTTGTATGTGTATTTCTATGTCTCTACGCATTATATATCAAATAAGCTGGTGAAATATTGATAACCATAAACTGAAAATTACCATCATTTGCCGATGAGTCATCTCCGCAATAAACATCAAAATATGTATTTGTTTTACGATAAATTGAAGCGTACCTGCCTGCCGCCTCAGCTTGACCTGTTAAAAATACCATATAATTATCCGCACTACTCCAAGCTTCTCCAAAAGTGAATCGATATATTCCTGTATCAAGTCGTGAAACAGTGATATTTTCGTCATTATACTTTTTGATTTTCACCAAAGAGCCATTATTTACAATACCATAGAAGCATACGTGCAATGGGAAACCTCTATTGCCAGATTTTTCTATTCGATTCAATATGATCCAGCCTTTAAAAGTTTTTTCATCTCCATAACCTATCATCTCAACACCTGTATTAGGAAGCAATGTCAAAGTTTTTTTAGGAATCCCATCTTCATAAAAATATTTTCCATCCGGTGCATCAACACTCCAACTGCCACCTGCAATATCAGAACCCCAATCATCATTCATTATTATTGCTCTAAAGCCGTTGTAATCAGTTGTAAATGGAATTGTAACGACAGTATTCCAACCTCCATCGCTTCCAGGTATGACAACATTATTATTGTTTTGCAAACCTGGTGTAGATACACTAATTGGACCATCGATTCCAAGTGAATATTGACCATCACGAAATGGAGTTTTAATTGCTCCATTTATTAACACATTGGTTAATTGAGAATTTTGCACAGTTAAAACCCCTTCCGAGTTCCATTTAATTTTATTTTTTGCCAATGAACCGGAACCGTCTTGGTTTAAATACCAAGTACCATTGCTATTACGTATATTCGCAGTAGAAATAGTCCCCGTCGTGATATTATTTGCGCTAATTTTTGCATCAACTGTAATATTTCCGTTTTTATCCCAATTGATCTTGCCACCAGCCAATGCGCCAGACCCATCAGCAAGAAATTTCCATTTATAACCAAAAATTCCTGATGATGCCAAAGCCATTGAGCCTTCTGTCAGCGTAAATCCATCTTGAGACAGTTTATTAGAACCTATGTAAATTGTATTTGAATCAAATGCCCAACTTGCGATAGTGTTATATCCTGTTGTCCTTAAAGAAAAACCTACATTTCCAGCTGTATCGTAAGCACGCATGATTGAATTTACGCCATCCGAATACAAATAAATGCCTCCATTTTGATGGATAGTGTTTCTTAGACTTACGCCACTTACTTCACTAATATCAACAACAGAAATATATACTCCTGAATTACTCTCATCCGAAATCAATGCAGTATGTTTCGATGAAAATCGACCGCTTCTCATCAACCACCCAAACATTTCACCATTTTCTGCGTTAAATTTCACTGAGCCACCTACAAAAGAGGCTGTTCCATTGGCATCCACATACCACTTTGAACTACGGATTCCATTTGGAGCAATAGTAAGCGCATTAGGATCTGATGTATAGCCTCCTTGTGTCAACGAAGGTACAGATGAACCAGTCCAGATAGCCTGATGATTGAAATTCCATCCGGCAATCATGTTTGTGGATCCTAATTGAAACACCTTTTTTCCAGTGGTCCATCCTGCCAAACCAAAATCAGCAGAGGAACTGTACCACAATTTAATACCTCCGTCAGGTGTTTCTGGAAAGATATAACTTGATGTTGATCCATCTATTTTTTGTATTTTAGAAGCATCAATGCCGATAAATCCCTTGTTTGAATCTAATAATATTCTTCCGTTGAGCAATTGATACTTTGTAATCATCCAACCGCCAATATTTCCTGATACGGATGTAATTTTACCAACAAATTCAGCGTTACCGTTTGCAAAGAACTTAACATTACCATTCGCAAATGATGCGGTTCCATTAGCATAGATTCCCCAATATGGATTTTCAGAGTCTGGATTCTGAGCATATATAGACCCTTCAGATAATATATTTACAATGCCATTAGAAGATTGAAGACCTGCGTCATTGAACACCCATCCTCCAATAAATCCACCATCAGCATTGATGTGAAAAATCTGTTTGTCTTTGAGATAACCGTAAATGCCAACACTGCCTTCTCCCGAAGCAAGCAAATCAGGTCCGATATATACACCGGTTAATGCCCCCTGTTTCCATGTAGGCTCAACACCGCTTGTATCAAGGACGGCTTCTTTTTTACCTACAAATAGTTTAGGAGTCATTATATAAGTTCCTCCGATTTTTGTCTTACTTCCTTCCCAGTCCTGAATCCAATCAAGCATCGTAGATTCACGCACTATATTGAAAGAGAACTGCACTTCAGTTGAATAATTAAAACCATCTAAAGTGATGATATGGAATTTGACATGACCTTCCAAAATGGTATTTGGAATTTTGATTATAGCAAAAGAAACGATATTTGTTTCTTGCGTTGTCAAATTTACTTGTATGTCTTGTGATGAAGTTGATGTCGAATCTACTTTGAATGGTACAGATTTAGTACCTCGTTTTACTGAAATAGTTCCCTTAGCATTGCCGAGAGCTGGGTTGGAACCATCGAAGTCAGCAGAAATAGAACACGAAGATGGGGTGAGCAATACTGTATAGGCATCGTTCACTGGACTAAGTGTTATTTCTCCTTTTGCTATTGTTCCCATTTTACTTTACATCTTTTATCAAGAATAGTCAAAACCACATTCAAATGGGTTCAAACAATGTCTTTATTATTTTGTACTAAATTGAAGCATATCTGGATAGTCTGCGTATATGTCAAACCTTTCTAATTCAGAGATTAACTGACATTGTTCAATATAGACTAAATGTTGAGCTGTTATATTGTAACAGTTCAAAGCATACAGTTCAAGTTGAAATAACGCATCAAGAGCCATATCTACATCCATACTAATATGATGGCTCCCAAACCACAAGCATGTAGTTGTGCGTTTCGCTTTTTTCTCAATAGTAATTGAATTGACCAACCCAACTCTGGTAGATTTATCCAACCATAAAGGAATGCCATTCAGATAAAAACGATTTACATTTTCGCTACAGTCATATCCTTGAATTTGAACCTTACGAATATCCTTCCATGATTCAAGAATATGTTCAGACTGGAAATAACATAAAATTGCGTACACTTCTTCTGTGGTTGCCATAGCGATATGCGTTGGATCCACTACCTCAAGAAACGCTGAGATGGAATTGTTTAATAAAACAAGACGGTCTGTAATACCCTGATAGTGTTCATTGTTAGGCTCTTCAGGTTGTTCAATTTCAGATACTCCGAGATTCAACCATACGACCCAACGACCCTTTTTATAGCCACCATTATTTATTGTAGCTGGTTTTGTATTGAATTTGCAAATCTGTTTCATTGTATAGTCCTCCTATCTAATAATAGTCTTCCACTGTTTACGCAAGGTGACTTTAGATACATTTCTATTGATTTTAAAATAACGCTTAAACTCATGCGAATAAATAAGAGGTTTCATAGCCTTACGTCTAACTCGATAAGTTTGTCTGTATTTACAAAAACCTAAATATGAATTGAGAGTGGCAAGAATATGTTCAAGGTCTGCTGATGTTATTTTTTTTGCTGGCTGTTTAATAAATTGCGCAATCTCATTTGCCTTGTCCATAAAACGCCCAATAGTTCGATTGCTTAAATACAACCTACCATTTTTGATATATGTTCCTACAAATAACACCCCATGACTTGTGGGCTGAATATAACGCTTGTCCTTGTGCATAGTCAAGTCCATAGACTTGATTTTGATTTCAGCCGCATGTATAAGCCATTTTAACGATTTCTTGTCATTACAAACTAAAATAAAATCATCCACAAAACGATGATAAGCCGCTCTAATGCCATTTTCCCTTAATTTTTTGACACAATCAACCATAAAAGCATCAAAATCTGCCATATAAAAATTGGCAAATAGCTGAGTGGTCAGATTTCCAATTGGGGCACCGCGTCCTTTCCCTGTTCTAAATAGGGATTTATTATGAGCCAACCCTTTCCAATCTTCTGGGGATGAATTAAACATACAGTTAAGTTCTGGACGGTGCATTACAACCACATCCAACAACCATATCAGCAAGTTCTTAAAATCACCGTGATATTCTTGCTGTGCAAATTCAATCAGGTTATCACACATACGACGCTGAGGCAATGACATAAAGAAACCGACCAAATCACCTCTGAACAGATAAGCTTCAGTTCCATAATTGTATGACACTTCTTTGATTGCGTCGTAAACACCATCAACTGCCGATTTTGTGCCGAACCCAACTCTACAGTTGTGGGTTACATTACCGATATTTTCATTCAATTCCTCAAAATGTGGAACCAAACGCATACAAATCCAGTGATGAATAATACGGTCTCTAAAAGCAGCCGCAAATACTTCTCGCAGTTTTGGAAATCTTACAAGAAAACATGTTGAAGTAGATGGTTGATAGGTTCGTTCTATCAACTGGGTTGTAAGTAAATCCAAATCCTCGTTAGCGTGATGGATATAGTCTTGATATTGTCGGCTGGAAGATTTACCATGACAGCAATCTTCATAAGCCACTTGTAAAGACTCCCTCAATTGAAGCCAAGCCTTTGTCGGATGAGCTACAGCAGGGCGAACCACGTTAGTGTTGTACTTGTTATTGTTGTTGCTGTTACCACTGTTGAAGTTCACGTTCCACGAGTTGTTAGCGGAGTTCTCAGTGGAAGACCAGTGGTTGCCTGTGCTGTTAAAATGCGGCTGTGCAGCTTCGTAACTCCGAACATAGTTCACACCATGCCACGGAGTCAGCCGCCCATATCCGAGCAAAGCTCTAAGCTCTCTTCCGATGTTACAGTTATTAGGCTTCATCATCGGAACCCTGGCTTTGTATTAGTGAGCCACGCCATGCTACAAGTTGACGTATCACCGCGTCAAAAGACGCAATCAGCTGCTTGTGCTTCGTATCGCTAACGAGGTTGGACATACAGTTCAATGTAATTTTAACCACACTCATTAAAGATATAGCTTCTTCGAGTGCATTTTGTTTAAGTAAGTCGTCTTGATGATTATAAGCCGCTGCCGACCAACGAATCAATTCTGTAAAGTTTTGAAGCAAGATGTCAGACACTTTAACTGACTTCTTTGGCATCAGTTGTACTATTTCTATAATAAGTCTCATCGATGCGTGTAAAGACCTGTAAATAGGCGTATTTTGAAACCCAGAGGCTTTCTTTTGTGCTGCTCTCTTATTACGTCGAGCACGATTTATTTCATCATTAGAAAGTATTACAGAATCGCCCGATTCAAAAGGAGATGTACTATCAAATAGGTCGCACACTTCCTCGTAAGACATGGATTTACCGTTTATATTCATACAAATTTTAATATTATTTAATTATTATAGGCGAGCTGCTTAAAGCAGCTCGCCAGGAAGATTAAAGAAAAAACTGATAGGCTACAGCAGGGCGAACCACGAGAGTGCCGTACTTGTAAGTGGTGGTGCTGTAACCACTGTAGAAGCTCACGAGCCACGAGTTGTGAGCGGAGTGCTCAGTGGAAGACCAGTGGTAGCCTGTGCTGCGTTGCGCAAACGGTGCCGCACCATTGGCAACAAATGACCTCCATAGAATCATTGAATAAATCGGCTTTTCAGCTTCTGCAAGAGAGTGAAAATAACGATTTATTGCGGCTAATTCAAGACTGGTATAGTTTCCGTATTCAACATGCTCTGGAGACACATTGAGCTTGATTTCATTCGGCTCATCAGCGTTTAATGCTTTTCTAATCATATCATCTATCACACTTTTAGCCGGTACAGTTCCTTGCCCTTCCACTTGAATAATTCCTTCTTCATCTTCATAAACTTCTCCCATACCACCTGTTCTTGATTTAGCAAAAAAGCTATATTGTCGGTATAACTCTCCGCAAGCTGGAAGATACCAGTTCCCAGACTTATACTGAGGATCAAGTTCTTCACCGTCTTTAACGACAGGCTGATAAAGATAACAACCATACCCAGCAGGATATAAAAACTGCTGATATTTTGTCAAATTATTATTCGCTTTATGAAGAATCTCCATAGCATTTAACAAGTCTTCTACCGTTTTAGGTATTTCCGTAAACTGATGCTCTTGCTGTTCGTCATCAGTGTAGTATATACCAACAGACTCGTTTGCATCAGACAGAAGATACGAATTGATAATTTGATTGGCATGTCGAACAATGGCCAGCGTCTTTTGCTTACCGTTCCAATCAACAACACAACCTGATGCTGTTGAATAGTCTTTGAAACCATCGTCCTCATCCACATCAATATAGTTACCAATTGTCAGGTAGTCATCATTAGCACCGCCAGTCAATCCACGAGAAGTGATATTGTTAATGCCATCTAAGTCAAACACACTTGCAATTCCAGTCGCTGCACTGATTTCACTTTGGATTTCAGAATGCCCATTGCTGTCTGAACTTGGATAAAGCCCCCACACAGAAGATCCCGAATTTATAAATCCATCTGTACTCTTGAATTGCACATTCTCTTTAGCATCAATTCTAATCTGATAACCGACTAAACTATGTGTTTGCTTGAATGACTCCGTTGGTTTGTCATACCCAGTAAAGATAGTTGGCTCTAATTCGCCTTCACCTTTCCATATTTCATCAAGTTTATACACAATACCTACCAAAGTCTTGTCCTTAAAATATTGGTCATCAAAAGTTCCATCAGCATAAGCGTAATCACCTATTTTAGGAATACGACGATAAAAACCAACTTGAAAATCAGCAGTCAATACAGACCCACCTGTTTTTGTAAGTTCGCATTTCGCCATATAACGCATATCAGTGCCACTTTCATCAAGTTTTATAACTTGAAGAACACCATTCACGGTATCAATAAAAGAACCGAATGTTTTAGCACTATCATCAATACTCCACTTGATTGCCAAATGTCCATCGCTCAATGCAACATCATTACCTGTAGAAGGAGAGCATACAAGTTTGTAATTGTACGTTCCTGTTTCATTAATATACGTCGGACCGTTTACTGACACACTGTTAATAGGACGCTTGGCGTAATTGATAAATAATGGGTTTTCTGTGCTATCAATATTGCCATAGGTATTAGCCAATTTAAGTTTATTATCAAATGACAAATTACCGCTCAAACCGATTGTTCCAGTTAATAATGCTTGCAATCCGTTCAGCCACATCATAACATCAACGGCAAATCCTGTCCATGACACATTGTCAATCTCAACAGAATTAAGTTTTGTAGCCTGAGTATATGCAAGTTGAATGAGCGACTGAGTTTGTTTCTGTACTTTATGATGTCCTACAATCCGTAAAGTTCTCAAATTTCCCATTCCTTCAACAATAAGATTGGACAAGTTAGGCTGCCCATCAACTGCAATTGCATTGATAGTTGATGGCAACGACACCTCAACAAGTGTCGAAATCTTTGGCAATGTAACACTTGTATAAGCAGCTCCGCTCAGAAGCAACCTCTTCAGTCGAGGTAAATCTGCTGAAAATGTCCCGGCAAATGAAGATGCGTTAGAAAAATTAATTTCTTCAAGATTTCTACAATTTGAGATAACAAGCCCCTTGGGATGAAATTCAATAGGAACGCCATCTTCAGACCAACACTCTAATTTTCTCAAACGTCTTCCTGTAATGGTTACATTACCATCTTCTCCACATGGAAGTAAACCAAGATTACCAATACTCTTCGCATAGTGCATCCAACGTATTGTAAACTGCGTATTAGAGTCTGTGTTGGCCACAAGCCTTACAGTTTCTCCTGGGGCACACAAATATGGTTCTCCACCTTGCTCAACCCATTCACCTTTAACTTTTGCAAATAGAGACGCAATCTTGCCACCAATTGCCAATTTTGGATATATATATTGATATGCAGTATATTCTATATCGTAAGTAGGAGATTCGCCTTGTGTAGTGTTGACAGAACGAAAGCTCAATGTTCCATCACCACCAGTCTCATACTCACACCAAGACATCAACATCGGCAAACGTCTGTTCATAAATTGTTTTTCACATTCCAATTGGTCTCCAATAGCCTGTGTAATTGGGTCTTGGCTGACATCAATCTGACCGTTCATCAACTTCACCTGAGCTACCTCATATAAAACACGGCTTGTTTCATTATATGCTACTGCCGGGAAATATTCTTGCACCCAGAAAAACCTCTTTTGCATATACTCTTCAACGCTTCCTTCTATTTGCGCCATTTGAGTAAAGATGTCTCTCATCATATTTCGCATACGATCTGGATAAGCACGCTCTACAAGGGTGAACAACACATTATTTTCTCCATTCCAGTAATTTCCTCCATCAGCATTTTTTGTATGTTCAAGAACATAATATGGCTTGGTTTGACGGCCTTGGTTATCAGTTTTTTTAATGGTATCAAGGTCATCTTGCTTCCACCGAACCAACTTGTCAATTGATGGGTCAATCCAAGGGTATGTGTTTTTTGTACGGTTATCAGTAGCCGCTTCAAGTTTCAAAAACGCCTGATGGAAGATTGTATCTGTAATGTCAAGATATGATGCTGCATGAGCAGCAAAATAAGCCACTCGTGCTTTAGAAAAAAGCTCATTCAACACATCCATATCTGATGTTCCAAGCACATTCATAGCTTCCTCTAAAGTCATACTCCTCTTACCTTCAACAGTTTCGACACTAATAACAACCCCTGCAAGCTGTTCTGTAAGTTTAGGACTCCCATAAGTATAAGCTCGTCCATCGCTTCCCCATGCTGTAGGAACTTTTACAATTTTGTCAAATTTGGATGTAGCAGGATTGAAATAATACACATTAAATCGTTCTGCCCCTGCATTAAAAATCCAATACTGATGGTCACGTAAAAGATTCTCACTATCTGCAATCAACTGAGCCTCAGTGCCAGAATAAGGTTTCAACAAAGGAGAGCAAGCGAATATAAAGTTGGCAAAATCAGCAAAATGGGTATAAAGAGTCGTTTCTGTTTCTCCTTTAGCCTCGTCTTCTATACGCAGAACACCTTTATCTGTTTCACCACCGTCATATTTAGAGCCAATTTCTACCTCAAACGAAAGTGTGTCACTACTACCGCTTTTGTAACAATACCCATTCTTAATATCACCAGTATTGATAGTAACGCTATGAGCATAGATATTACCTTCCCAAGCACCTTGCGAATTTTGCTGAACTACCCAAGGCATTTGATACAAAGCTGCTATAGCTCCATTGTCGGCACCAGAAACGCATAAATACCCTGGGCTTTTCTTTTTGTCATATCCAAATGTTTTCTTGTCTCCCTTGCCACTACCCCAAGTCTGAAATCCGCAGAACATAGGATTTCCATTCCCGATTTGATAGAAACACAAGAAAGGTTTTTCATAACAACAGGCATGAGTGTTTTCAAGCACAGGACGATTATCGCTACCATTATTCACGAGAATTTGCCAAAGTTCGTCATAAGCCCATATTGCACCAAGTTTGTGGCTTTGCATAGGTGATGCGTAGTTTGCTTTACCTACCAGTTTGGTGATGCCACCTCGTCCATCTTCAAGTTCGTATTTGCTTGCATACACCTGACTGGACCCATCTAAAGAATTAAAGTACGACACTTTTTTATAATACTTTCCATCTTCTTCATAATGAGCCGGGTTGTTAGATTGATACTCTTCTGATGTTATCTCTTCATCATCTTCAAACCCATCAGAAATATTCCACCAGTAATAACCCTTTGCGGAAGTGCCTTGACCTTTGATAGTCATGCCTACAAAAGTGCCTGAATGCTTCATATCAAGGCTCTCAGCATTTCCTCTTTCTGAATAGATGCGAACATCTATAGAAACCTTTTTTTGCTTGCTTTGGTTTTCACGAGATGGGTAATGACCGCCTTCTGGAATCTTACGCAAAATAGTGTTCAGTCCCATTGCATTGCACAAGTCATAACCAATTTCAGTACCATTAAAAATTGAATTGAAACGCTTAAACAATTTCTTATCTTCAATAGTAGGCATTCCGGCCATATAATCATTTTGAATCTGCGTGGATCCAAGCTGCTGTCCTTTGTAAATACGGATGCCATACACATCCACATCTGCTTCGTCAGAGCCAATCATGATTGAATTTGCTCCACCTATACCAATTGGCACAAACTTATCCTCGTCCGTATAAATGAATGAACGGTTTGACTTTCCGTTAACATAAATACGAACAAGGTTCATCCCCTCACCACGTAGATTTCTGATAATGTTGATTGCAATGTGTTCACGTACTTCTTCTTGATAATGCGCATCACAAATATCTTCTGTAAAGTTGTTTCTACTCAGACATACTGCACGTGTAGGGTAGAACTTCAAACCAGTATATGCCTTACTAAATTGTGCTGAAGCATCAATAATTGGCGATTCTCCTACAATATTCTTAGCTTTAATGTCAAATTCAATAGTTATAGAACCTTCAATACCATCGTTGTTATGTCCAGTATTCTCATCAAAAAGTTCATAAGGAAGCACAAAACGGTTCCCTGCTCCAATACTTAAAACCGGAACATTGACCTGAGCACCAGTAGAGTCTGTTTCTACATTACTAAGCCAACCTGAGTTTGTGTCATTCGCATCTTGCAACAATGTATTCAACTCATAGCTTTGGCCATCAATCGTTATCGCTCTTTTTTCTGGAGACACAATGACATTAGCTCCTTTTGTTGGAGCAAAATTCTCAGAATTATCAACCAAAAAATTGATGTTGTTCCCAAACGTTAAGCCGCTCTCATTTGTAAAAACAGCTTGCGCATGGATAGTATTTGGTTGTTCATCACCCTCATACTCCATTGCAAAATTTTCATCAAAATCATAGCTTTCACCATTAACACAGACCAAGCTTTTTTTTATGTAAGCCTGTCCTGTCTCAGAATCTTGCAGTGTAATGTTTAACTTAGTTTCATTCACAATCGGATTGTAAATGGCATAACGGAAAATAGTTGCACGAGTCCAGTTTTGAAACTCGCTCATTATATCTGTTACAGCCAAAATAGGAGTAGTCAACAAATCTCCTTCTGGGATATAAATGAACTGGAACTCTTGATGTTCAGTTTCGGCTGAATACCCCTCGCCGAATGCAATCCATGCTTCCGCTTTAATAGCCCCTCTACTTAATGTAAATTCATCCTTAGTTACAGATGCGCCATAAGTATTGTCTATGTAAGTTCCCGTACCAAGACTATAATTCTTAGTATATCCATTAATTTTGATTCTAAGCTGTTTATCAACATTTCCTGAAATTCGGAATGGAAGCTGTATGTTATCTCCTTTATAGGCAGTAGCAATCGACCCCTCATAATTAGCAGACACATTAGAATAAATGACAGTTAATGTAACTGGACTTGCTGTAATTCCACTTGTCTCACCAGTTGCAACCAACCGAATTTGATATGTAGCATCTGAAGTCAGCAATTTGCTAAGATCAATTGTCTTTGTCTGTCCGGATTGAATACCTACTGTAAACTCCTTGCTTTGATCCCATGCACCCCAAGCTCCATTTGCATTTTGTGTACGACAAGACACAACAATAGTTGCGTCTTCATCCTGGTCAGTCGTTTCCTGAGTAATTGGATTGTATTGCTGCCAAAGATAAGACACTTCTACACTTGCAATCGGTTTGCTGGTTACAAGTGAACCTGAAGATATTCTTGTGAGTTTTACGATGTTGCTTATACCTCCCTGTTCTTCGAGCAAAGGAATAGCGACATTAATCAACCTTAATGCAGAATATGCGTCAGGATCTGTCATGTAATCATTATATGAGTTTTGGTCTGCAAAACCCCACAAATGATAATACCCATCGGTGTCCTTACTCTGAGGAATTACAGCGTAGCCAATTTTAGAGCCAAGCTGCTTCTTCAAAAAAGCCTCAATATCCTCAATATCTACACTTTGCCTAAGCTCTTTGTCGCACCAAGGCTCTGCAAGAGAGGTTAACGTTTTACGAATAACTGTATTCTTTGCCATATTATTTGAAATTTAATATATGTTACTTTCGATTTGCTCCCCAGCCTGTTCCGTAGTCCCAGCCATGCCCATGTTGCCACCAGCCACCTGCTAAACAGTTACTTACAGCTTCCCAAATCAAACGTGTTCCTTTATAAGTTGCAGCAATGGCTCGACGACCATAATATCTGGCCACTAATTCTAATTTATTTCTAATAATCATTCTTCAAAAATGTTATATTCAACAGTATCAATTATTTGATCGTTTGCAAGCAAAGCGTCATACTCGTCTTGTGTGACATATACGGTTGAATTTAATGAGTCAATCATCTCATTTACTTTTAATACTAATTGATTGAACTCAACCGCTGTCAGTTTTCCACTTGCATTAACTCCCTGGTTAGCAGTCTTTGCGCCTATTGTTAGTTTATCTATAGCCATATTATCAGAATATTATAGGAAATGAATAATCAAAATGGTCTGCTAATCCAAGTTCGCATACGAATGAATCTGAACCGTCCATTTCATAATTTAATGTCAATACATTATTTCCATCTGTTACATCTAAATCATCAAATCCGAGGTCGGTATTTAAATCATTCACCTTATAGCGATGCCAAGTAAATGTAAAACGCTCCAACGCATACTCTAAATCAACTGGCTGTCCTTGATAATAAACAGTGGCTGTCAAAACTGTAGAACACATTCCATTTTGGAAAGCATTACCTTTAGATGAAGTAACCTGAACTGTATATCCTTGAACATACTGTTTGACAATGTTAAAGGTATCAGTGTAAGTGCGAGAATCGTTTAATTTAATGACGCACTTAAATGAAACACGGCTTTCACCATGATAAACAATTGGATTTCCTTCTTCATCTATCTTCGGTGGAGTAACAACAAACCCATACCAATAATATGAATCAGGGAACACTTCCAATGTATTGCCATTCGCATCTGGAATAGCCACCCACTCGTCTCCAATTAGTAGATACCATTGACGTTGGCTTGAAGATGATGAAAAACCAACCTCTTCCAATGTCATCACAATCGAAGAAGGGCTGCATGTTTTCCCATTAGTAGAATCCTCTTGTCCTATGATGGTAAAAGTGTCTTGCCCAAGAATACGCATATAACGGTTTGCCATTTCATTTTGCGCATCTTCTCCAAGATTGTCCCAATTCAGCGTGACATCTTTACCAAATGTGACTTTACCATTGTTGTCCCATTTAATATTTTCATTAGCTAAATGACCTGATCCGTCTTGATTAAGTCTGAAAGAATTAGTCCGCGTGTCAATAGCACCTGTACCATCGTAATTCAATCTAAGTAATGGGTTTTGAATGGTACCTCCAATACCACCACGAGAAAACCATGCTCCATAATCATTTGTTTCATTCAAAATATCATCGGTCGGCTGGTATTGCGTACAATATTCACCAGTTTCCAACTGAGGTGCGGTAATAAACAACACTTGTTCATCAGGGTTAGAACTTCCCGCAACTGGTTTATATATAGAATTAGAGAATGTTGGTATTAAACTTATCAATAAATCTTCCGTGTCCTTTTCTGGCAACAACAAATCAAAGAATGTATGTAAGCGTCTCCATTCGTAGCATTGATCTGAAGCTATTTGTATGGTTCCGATAACATTACCGTTTTGTTTGATTCCTATTTGACATGGTTTTCCAGCATAACCCCAAAAAGAAAAACAATACCGTTGCTTTGAGTGATTATTTAACCAACCCCTACTTTGAGCAAACATAACCAACTCACTGGAATTTGTAGTCTTGTATATATTCCCCATGCCTGTTGGGTTCAACAACGTATCGTTGTCAATAGTGATATTGCTCAAAAAATTGACATCACATGAGTTCTTGAAGCAATTCCGATGAATCTTACCGGCATAAAAAGTAGAAGCAAACCCATTTTCATCGCCAGCTGTTAATGTTCCGGATATATGAGTAGTTTGAGAAGCATACAATTTTTGAATATAAGCGCCATAACCGGTAAGAGTGCCAAATACAGGATCGATAACGCCTTCAAGTTTTCCTATGCGCATTGAAGTAGCATCTCCAAAATTAGAAATACTATCCAATAATATAATGTTGAAGTCTGCTATTTCCACCCAATCATTGACATTTAGGTTTTGCAAATCCAACCTAAATGTGCGCAAATGTCGTCCTGAATTAAGCACATTGATAGCTTGAAAATGATAACACCAATCCTCTGCTATATCCTCTGTCCACTCTGCATCTTTAACATTACCAACAGAATAACATATTTCAGCATTAACTGTTACTGCTTTATTTGCTCTTGCCTTATAAGAAACCAACACTCTCTTCTGGGCTGCGACCAATTCATAAAAATCTTGGTTCAGCCCACAGAACCCCATTGATGCAGCTTTACGGGTTAAACGTACTATACGATTTTGACCGTTCTCACTCCCTTTGTAAAGTAACGCAAGACCACTGCCTCTAACGATATACTGAGAATGGGAATCTTCAAAAGATTCGCTGGCTATGTTCTCAGGCCAACATAAACTTCTATTGCGGCCAAGACCATCAATGACATCCATAAATGGTGCCTTATCATCTGATGCTGTAAGATACAACGCTCCAGACCTGTTTTCATCAAACAGATTGGTAATCCTTGCAAAATCAAGCAATTCTTTTGTTTTTGGAGCATCTCCCTCCAATAAAGCACCAATAAAATAAGGCACATCTTTCTCTACATTCTGAGTAAGGACAGTTCCATCCGCATTCAATATCGGTTCTCCATTAGAATCATATTGCGCTTCTGTAGAAAAACGCTTTGTCGTTCCATACGACAGCACGCACATAAGAGAATAAATGATATTGGCACCATCAAAATATTGACGGCGCACAATATCACCAGTGCGTAACCCCTGAACTTTTTTCGAGTCAGGAGCTATCAGTATTTGATACTTTTCCAGTTTAACCGGTGTTGCCATTCTATAATACTATCACTTCGTCCCCAGAGCAACTATCGCTGACCCATAAAGAACCGTTTGTACAATAATTTTTTTGAACTTCAAGTTCATATACTCTCATTTTCTTACGAATTGTGAGAGAGTCGAATGTAGCATGAAAGCCTCCGTTTGTGACTTCATCTTTGACTGCCCACCCATAACCAGCAAAACCACTTGCAAAACTTGGTGATGAAACACTTCCATCAAAGTACCCATTACCTGAGTATCGGAGACCATCAACTACACCCTCTATGAACTTCCCGTCATCAAAGAATAGAGCATCTTCAATCAATCTGGTGTGATACTGTTCACTTTTTATTGCAAAAAAATCAGCTTCTAACGGTTTATCAAAAGCAAAAAATTCACCATCAGTCAATAAATGTAGCGTTGCAGACCACTCTAAAGCCTTGTTTCTAAAAGGAGAAGTTGTCTGAGTAAAAAATGTATGAAGCTTTAATTGCTCAATAGGGTGTCCTTCTATTTCGCCATTAACGTAAGGCATTTTAATAATTAGCCCTCCTGTAGTAGAATCCTGGAAAATGGCCGGTCCTTCAGTAATACCAAAACGTATTTGTTTAGGAAATAAGACTCCCAAATTATCAGCATCGATACGAAATGTTTCCAAGACGGATGAACCATTTACTGCACATTGTGCCCTCAATCCATTGACAAAATTTCCTGCTCCTTCTTTAGAAACCAACTTTGATGTATTAGAATAATCCCAAATATCTGACTGTATGGAAATCTTGCTGGTTTGTTTTCCATTGTCACTATCACCCAAGTTCATAATCATACCTGGGGCAGAAAATGACACAACCCGATTATTGCGAACATTCACGATATAATTCTCATTGAATTTAATTCCATGACCATTAATTATTCGTAAATCTGCGTCCAATACAGTAGAAGCTATTTGGATTTGTTTGCCATCTTCATTCAATTGCTCAATCACCTCTGAATAGAAAAGCTTGTTCTGTATCGCTCCTAAAGAAAATCCATCATTTACAATAAGATTACCATCAACTGAAGCTGTCTTCTTGACTACCAAATCCCCATGCACATTCGCATTGCTCATTGTCCAGTCAACATCTGACTTATTAGAATTTCCTGAATGATAAAACTCATGTTTATCCCAGAAAATACCGTCTTTATTGATTACTACATCTCCTAATTTGAATGTTCCATCTACATCAATCGCACCTTTCATCAAGATACTTTGACGCTCAATGACAAACGCATCATTATCTAAATAAATAGTTTTATTACCGTCAAATGCAATTCCGTCTTCACAATTTAATACACCTGCAAAATCAGCTTCTCCTTTTATCTGAAGACTTCCATAAACTACAGCCAATTTCTTATCATCAGCATCTATTGAAACCTCAAATATTTTCTGGCCATTAATACCTGCATCAAAACCATACAATGCAGATAATGAACCTTTCATGGAATCACCACCGCGAGATACAAATCCTGTAGTTTCAGGGTTTCCTCCACCTCCGCCACCTGTCATTACGGATAAAATGGAGTTAGCAAAAAGATATGCAGAATTTTTAAGCAAGATAGTAGAATATTCAGACGCTACATTATCAACATCAGCCTTCTTATCTTGATTAATTACAGGTTCTCCATTAGAATCAAAAACCGGATTTCCATTGCTGTCCAGAACGAGCAAATCCTCAGATGATGGGAAAGAAGGAGGGTCAACCTCATTAGCTTTCACCATACCCTGATAAAGCCTGTCATATAAATGATATAGGTCACTTGTTTTGTCAAGCTCTTCTTCATTGAAATTAAGATGTGCGTCTGCCATAACTATTTTTGAATTTGAACCTTTTTCGTTAAGAAACCACTATGACTGGAAGCAAAAGATTGTATTTTTGCTTTCAACGATATAAAACTTGCGAGAACATTTGTCGGAGGTTGTGGACCCATCATTGTTGGAGTCATCATTTGACCAAGATACCCTACAAGGTCTGAAAGAATAGATGCCAACTGCTGACCAAGTACAGCATCATCTGTTCCGCTTTCACTTCCAACGTAAACGGTACCATCTTCCACCTTTACTTTAGACTGTCCATGTGCAATTGTTGACTCGTCATCATTCAAGTCCAGTGTCGATTTATCATGCTTAATACTCAAACCTTCTTGTGTCATTGTAGAAGATGTTTTATCGTCTCCAACTACATGGGCTATCTGAGTACTATCAATTGTCAGAGAAACTTTATTCTCTTCGTCTTCACCTTGAACAGTTGTTACTATTTTGTCTTTCTCGTATGTTGTATTTGTTTGAACTCCAGTCAATTCTAATTCATGTACATCCGGAGCATTTTCATCATCTGGCTTATATTCTTCACGTTCCCTTACTCCAATAGAAATCTTCTCATGTGAGTCCAATTGAATTAAGTCAACATGCGAGAACATGGTTACATACTCATTATTTGTCTCAGGATCTTTGCTAACCAAAACATCTGAATAAAGTTTTGGAATGATAATGTAACCTTGATTGTCTTTTTGAATAGCCGTTAATAGGACACCTTCATGATAACCTATTTTCGCATCTTCAGATTCTTCGATAGACCAGTCTGCGTATTCCTGAACATCTATTGTTCCAAACAAATCATCACTTTCGTCGGTATGTATCTTAGCTACAAACCCTGTCACTTTAGAAGTACCACGAACCGTACCCTGACGGTTGACAATACCCTTTAAGGCTATAGCACGTATAGCCTCTCGTATCATTTCGTTTGACGAATGATCAGTCAAATGCTTTTTTATATCGCTCATAGCTATTTATTTTTATCTTGATTACCTTCCCTCTTAATGCAATACGGCAATGTTATACGCTGTCTAAAGCCATGTGTACCAAAGGTCGTAGTAACCTCTTCAACCAAATAAATCCCATTCTTTCCAGGGTATCTGTCATCTATAAGTTGAACTTGCTGTGCAGTGCGTACATGTAAATCCCCAAATAAAGTCAACGACCCTTCAATTCCAGTCATATTATAACCTTCAAAATATTTGATTGCCTCCTCAGCCAATTTCTCAACGGTAGTAGGAATAGTTTTGGACACAAATGCAATTTGTGTATAAAGTTTCATATCCACCTTGTCGTTTGGAGCATCCGTCAAATATCGTTTCCCTGCCTTCAATGCCTTTCTGCTCAACTTTGCTTCATTGACATATCGATAACGAGAATTGCTTTTCGATTCTGGTTTTGCTGAATCATATTGCAGATTTTTCAAAATTGTAATATTGATAAATTTATCGTCTGAGTCGATTCCTTTTGCCTGTACAGCTAAAAAGTCTTTATCAGAAGAAGTTAATGTCAATTCATTGCTTGCTACATGATAATTAAAATGAATCGGAACAACCATTGGAGTAGTAGTTGTATTTAGCAGCGAGTCCTTTCCAGGGTTTGAAAAATAAGCACGACCGATTTGTATTGTCGGTTGTCCGTTAAAATCACTTACATAACAGAAAATACCGTATTTTGCCCATTCCGTCAATACATCCGCTACAGTCAAATCAGTGCTTAATTCTACAGCACCAAGGTCAAAATCCATTCCGGCTGTATCTGGGTGCAATATTAGTCCTGTGTCCTTCAACATCTTATATCGCCCATCATCTCCAAGAAAATCCTTGACCTCACATTTTTTCAGCTTTATTTTAGGACAAGTTATCGTCTTCAAATAACTTGCAAGGTTTTCACATTCCAACTCAATCGGTACATCAAGACTGACTTTGGTGATATATCCGTCAAACATCAGGTTCATATATTTTTTAGAATCAGTTCCTGTATGTTTAAAATTAGACAAATACTCTTGGTATGCTTCATTGCTATTATAAATGGTTTCCCCTGTATGCCCGGTTTTTGCCATTTCTGCAACCAATGGGTCAGTTGTATATCCAAGATATATCTTTATACGTTGTCCTACTTTAAATGTATCTACAGAAGCTACAGAGGTTGTTGTCCGTGTCTCTTCTATCACTCCACTATCGGAAAGCGTTACACTAATTTTTTTAAAATCATTTTCTTCTTCAGCAGTCTGGGCGGTAACAGTCTTTCGTATAACAGTGCCGCGTGGAAAGCGTACAGAAGCAGTGCCTATAAGTTTCTTAAACGACTCTTCAATTTCCACTTCTTCAACTTCGCATATACGCATAACTTCTCCATCAGCCTCTCCATTGGGTTTCTTCTTATCTTTCGGATTCCACACCTCAATTAAAGAAATAAGGATATGAAATCCAGGTTGCTTATTTGTGTCAAACTCAGCCATACTAATTAAATATTAGGTAATAATTCGTCAAGACCGGCACCGGCTAATGAAGATGTTGAACTGGTCGCAGTATTCAGCACCGTTTTAACAGCCATTTGTGCAAGTTTATTATCAAGAATAGCCTTATACCAAGTGTCCCATTGTGATTCAGCAAGGTCTTTATTTATAGTTGCTATAGTATCTGCTTTTAACGTTATTGCATCATCTGGTTCAACAGCTACACACGTAAAACTATAAGGTTGTATGTTTTTGTACTCCGCAGATTCCAATGCGAAATCTTTAATAATTACACGAGTAACCCCAAGCAATCCGAATGTGATGAAATTTACATTCACAATACCGTTATATTGCATGATTTTAACGAATCGTTTGACAGCTTCTGTTGGATATATCCCTTCATCATTAGACACAATGGAACCACTTATGCTATATGTCATATCCCCTCCAGAAACAAGCTCTTTACGAGTGAAATCCCTGCCTTGTACCTGAGTGAGAACAACGTTTTTACTGCTATTCATTGATACTTTAGGTGCGAGGTCTATATGAAAAACTGTTTTCGTATCAAACGGGTCAGCTTTATGGGATTGGATAGTATGTTCAATTTCATTTCCTGGATTCCACAGTTTCTCAAGCGTTGATTTTTTCTTTATAGTATAAGATTCTGAGGAATTTTCATCCCATAATACATCGTCATAATGCACTTTCTCTTGTCCATCAAAAGACAGAATCAGTGCTTCAGGAACCGGAGTGCCGTATTTCGTTTTTGCAATGAGTTTATGACCACCCTCGCATATAATGAACCCAAAATCCTCAGTTGATTTCTTACCGTTACTGATGAGAACTTTACGATTCGCTTCTTGCTGAACACGCATCGCATCTCTCATTTTATCACGAGCAAATTTTTCATACTTTGGAAGGAGACTATTTAATTCCCCTTCCAAAGTTGACATTGCAAGTTGCTTAGCCACATGAACTAAAGCACTTTTATACGCAGATCTGGAAACATACTTGATTCCTCCTTGTGTTTGCTGGTATCGCCAATTGAGGCTGTTTACAAATTGTGAAGTCGCATTTCCTGTATTAAACACAAGATTCGACCAAACATCACCAAAGTAACCCATATATTATTATGTATTTGAAAGGCCATTCAGCATCATTGTGCCGTCAGCGGCGGCTTCATATAGTGCATAGGCCACTTCACGTTTCATTCTGTCAATTATGGCAACGTTATCAGCGTTGGTCAAGTCAATTGAATCAACCTTCATAAGGTTTTGAATGTTAATATTTATCTGCTTCGGTATTGCACGTTCTTTATAATGAGATTTATAATCTGATGATTGAGCTCCGATTCCATTTGTTATCTGCGCATTCAATTCATTTGTACCATTACCTGTTGAGCCAGACGATATATTATTTTGTTTCATAAAAGACTGCGCAAAAGACAATAGAGTGTTAGCAGATTGTTGAAGAAATTGCGTAGCAGGATCTGCCTCAAGCCCAAGTTTCTTAATAGATTCCAAAATACGCTGCATGTGTCCTGCTGCTGTTTGCGCCATAGCCTCTGGGGTTTCACGTCCAGATGGGTCACGCCAAACACCATCTCCAGCATAACCCATATTACGAAACCATCCGGTTATGTCATTGGGATTATAATCAGCAAGCGTTTCTCCAAGAATATCATAATCTCCCCAACGAAGTGCTCTGACAACATCATTTTCGGTTAAATTGCCATTTGCCATCTTTTCTTTGAAGTCAGCAATAGCATTTTGAGCCTCAACAATCTGATACATTGATGCCCAAAGAAGCTGAGAGCCTATATAAGATTGGGCAATGTCTTCACCTGACCAATACTTAGCTACATCAGTATCTTCATTCCATTGATTAGGTCTAATTTTATTATCCCATGAAGAAGGTCCATAAGTTGAAGCAAAAGTATCGCGCCAATTTTTAACATCAGCGACTGTAGATTTACCATACAACATAAGAGCCAGTCGTTTCTGGTTCTCATCAATTATTTTCGACCTATATTGACCATGCAACATCTCCATTGCAGCTGCAACATCGTACATTACAGCGTCGTTAGTGTCAGAAGACCCATCTGGATTCGCAAACTTTATAATGTTACCATTAGCGTCTTTATATGCCCAATAAGTCTCAGTAATTGGTGCGCCTGTACGTGGATCATAACCGTATGTTTCTACATGTTCATCTATAGACAAACCAAATTGTTTACCATTTTTATTAAACATATCGGCAGCATTTTTGGCTGCACCTGAACTTCCCCACATTGAATCGGCAGCATAAAACCTTTCATACATGGTTTTATACGTCTCATTACCAATATCTTTTGTTGTCGTAGCGTTAGGGGTTTCAAGACCAAGCAGTTCCTTCATCAGTTCTGTACGACGTTGAATAAGGTCATTGATGTCATAATTCTTACGCCATACAAATTCAAGATAACGCTCTGTACGAGTCTTTCCGTTCAATAATGCACCATCAAGTAACTGGTGGCTTTTAGTAAAATCATCTACGAACCCAGAAAGTGCATCAAGGTTTTTATTGAAACTGACAAAAGATGTTCCAAGAGCACCAAGTGATAAACCGGCAGCAGCAATCCAACCAGCAGGACCTCCAACCATAGCGGCCATTCCAGCAGCTGACAATAGTCCACCTGATGCAACATCCCAGACATTTGCGTTATCTTTGGTCATCTGGTGCATACCAACCATTGTGCCTAATGCACCTACTCCCATTTTGCCCAATCCAAGAGCTCCGTTCTTAATTTGTAAATTCCGAACTCGTCTGTTAAACTCCTTGCGGTTCTGTCTATAACGATTTAATGCAGCTTTGTCCTCAGCCTGTCTATTGGCATAAACTCCAGAGTTCCATGCTGCAACTTCAGCTTCACGACCGAGATTGTCTATCCTATTCAAATAATAACCGCTTGTTGAAGCATGTGGTCTTGATAAGTCTAAACCTTTAGCGGCTTTCATGTATTGACGATGTGATAATGGAACAATGCCACCAAGCATAGCCCCTCCAACTATTCCATTAGGAACAGAGGCTCCTGTTACACCAAAAGGAGAAGTTTGACTCAAGAAAATAGCCGTGTTTCCAATAGCCCTCTTCATCCAATTTCCATTCGCCCAGTTTCTGCCAAAAAGCAACAATGATTTATTCAAATTGCCAAACGCAGAAGACAAGCCAAGTACTACACTGCTAACCTTTCTCAGCCCCAACAGTCCAAGAAATACACTTCTCAAAGCAGTAACTGCTTTTACTACAGGCCAAATCATCAACTGGAATTTGGCCCACATCTTGATGATTGCGCCAAATTTATCAAAGAACCAAATAAACCATTTAGAAGCATCAATTATAACCTGAATAAACTCCATTAAAGCATTAGCAACCTCTTTGAATGCCTTTTGTGCATCAGGATTTTTGTTTGGATCCATCCAGTCGATTGCCATTTTCATCCAAGCACGCAATCCTCCCTGAACACTATTAAACGCAGTCACGCCTTGGTCTGTAAACACAGAGGTAAGCTGCGCCCACAAACCTTGGAAGGTGTTTTGCTTTTCTTCAGCCAAACGGCGTGTCATTCCGCTCGCCAAAAAGTTTTCCAAATAAATTGTTTCCCATTTGTCTGCATGAGCAGCAAGTGCTACAGCTCCTGAAGCCGCTGTTTTATGAAATATCCTATAGAAATCATCTACATCAAGATTCTTTGCATTTAATTCTTGAAAAACCTGAAGCAAATCCTTTCTTTTCCCAAATTCATCAGTCAATTTAATGCCAATCGCATCCCACCCTTCTTGTTGTTTTTTAGTTGGGTTTGCAATGTTTGCCATAATTGTACGCATTGTGGTACCAGCCTGAGAACTCTTGATACCAGCGTCTCCCAATACACCAATTGCAGCAGTAGCCTCCTCAAAAGATATACCACCGGCAGAAAGCAAAGAAGCAGCATATTTATACGCTTCGGCTATCTCCATTAATGTAGTGTTAGACATGGTAAACGTATTGGTCATAATATCTGCTGCATTGCGCATTTTGCTTGGAGCAATATTATATGCAGTCATGATATTTGTCACAACGTCAGCCGTTTCACCAAGTTCGGTATCACCAACCAATGCAATATCGGCAATAGGACTGATAGATTGTTGAATAGCATCCGCATTTAAACCTGCCATAGAAAGAAATCTGGCAGCATCCGCAACCTCGGTCATCTTAAACTTTGTCTTCATGCCCACATTACGTATAACTTGAGTCATGTGTGCAAATCGACCGGCAAAATTTTCTTCATTATCATGTGATTTCAAGATATTCTCAACCGTCTTCATTATATTGTCATACTCAGTAGCCTCACTGAATACATCAGATATAAGCATACCAGCTCCAGAAAGACCATAGGCAATGCCCATTCCTTTTAGCATATCGATTGCCATACCACCGTTATTTGGCAGTGGAGTTGGACCCCAAACCTTATATCCCAGATTTGTAGGATGCTTAGTTAAAAACGTATTATTACCTTTTGAAGATTGCTTGGGAGTTCCTGACCTGCTTAAAGACGATGTGTGAGCCTGTTTTGTAGCACCTGCAATGGTTGATGAAGTAGTCGTATGAGATATGGATTTTCCTTTGTTTCCAACACCGCCTAATGTAACACCCATCGCATTTAACTGCTGTACTTCAGCCTTAGCCATTTGCAAAGCTCGAATCAGTTTGCCAATTTTCTGAGTGGCTGGTTTTGTATCAATCTTAACGGAATACTTTCCTTTATTAAGGGCACTCATAGTTTCTACGAGACCACGGACTTTATTTTGTAAGTCCATAATAGGTCTCGTAGCCTTGTCCATTGATGAAACTGCACGCTTGAACGCATTGATAGCTGATTGAGCATTTGCGGCATCAACGTTAACTATATAATTGACTTGATATGTTTGTCCGGTCATAATCGAAACTGTCTTTTACAAAGAATAGAGATATGGTTAAAAACATGGGGAAAAGATTAGCCCCCGCTACACAAGAATTTGTAACGAGGGCTTCCAACGAGTTGTCAAATTATAATCCTAAAGCATTTGCGTGTCTGGTTATGACCATTTGTCCGTGCATCCATTCGGCTTCACAAACGAGTCTTGCAAATTCTTCATCGTCAAGTTCGTCTATGTTTACTCCTGGGAAATAATGTCGTAAGAAGATTATTTTTTGACGGAAATAGTCATCCTCTTTTACTTCCCAGGCTTTGATAAATTTATCACACGACCGCCACGCATCTGAATAATGTTGTTCAACTGTCCCATAAGACCGAAGAGGAACAATGAGTCATCGTCAATCAATTCTCTGTCACCATCAAGGAAACAGTCACGAGCAAGCTGACGCATTGCAGCGGCCTGATCTTTCTGTGCAAAAGTCATATATTTTGAAAACGTAATGAATGACGGCTGAGTAAAATAGCCGATATACACTTCTTTTTCATCATCAGGTTCACCGTCAACCATAAGCGGAAAAATTCTTGCTTTGGGGTTGTTCGCTTTCAAATCTGCAACCTTTTTCTCTACGGATGCACGGAGCTTAGGGTCGAGTGTATCAACAGTCTGAAGCTCAAGAGTCTCTTTATCTTCCATATTTTTTTGAATTATGATTAAAGTTGTCTTTATAGAGAATAGCACATCAGCCATTCATAGGAGTGAAAATCTTCAAGAGAAATGAAACTATACATACATATTGATACAGCATATTATCGAAATTGTGATAATAGATTGCATATTTGTCTTAACGATATTTGTGATAATACAGTTAAGCTATTATAGAAAGCAATGATGCTATAAGTAATGAAATTAAAGATAAAAACAGTGGTAATAATGATGTTTTTTGTCTTAACGTGATTGATGTTTGATATAAATATTGTACCTTTGCATGATTATATAAAACAGCAATTATAAAGAAGATAGTATGATTTGTTGTTAACAGTACAAGGTATGAGTTTAGGAATTACAGCAAACAAAAAAAGAAATGGAGCTCTTTTGGCATATATAGCCAAAAATATCCAGGGTATCAATCTTCGTAAGTTACTGAAGATTGTATATCTTATTGATGAAAAATTTATGGAACTTCGTGGATTCCCTCTTACTTGGTTTGATTATTACGCTTGGGCAAAAGGTCCAGTTGCTCCTGAAGTATATGATGTAAAGAATGGCGCATTTTCAGAATATGTTACTTGCCATAAGAATGAAGAAGGCAAAAACATTATAGACTCTGTTCTTGAACATAAATATCATGTACTGAAACAGATGGATGTATTCAGCACTTACGAAATGGGGGTCATTGATGAAATAATGTACAAATACGAGCATTGTACCGCTGATGAATTATCAGAATTAACACACGCTGAAACTTCGTTGTGGTCTCAAATCGTCAAAGAAAACCAGATTCAATTTGTAGAAGGGAAATCAACGGTATTGATTCCATTGCAAATGATGAATGAAGGGAATGAAGAGAAAGAAGAAACATACGAGGATGCAAAATGGAATATGGAATTTCAAGCTGCATTAAATCAGTGTAAAAATTAAGTTATTTATGTTCCAGCCTCGTGAGATTGTCTATGGGTATGCCAAGAATTTATATAATCCTCACCCAAAATATATTGTCACTATATATAGAGATGAAGAGTTAAATATAGTTGCTTGTTTTACAACATCAAAGGCTCGTGCGGGAGTGTCAGAAGAACATATAAAACATGGAGCTGTTTACAAAGACAAGCAGTGTATATCTTATGTTTTTGAAAAAGATGTTGCAATAGGTAGAAATCCAAATACAGGAGATGAGTTTTCTTTTCCAAAACGAACTGTCATAACTTTTGACTATGGAGTGCGTGAAGGATTAAGAGAATATTTTTTAAAACAATTTGATAATCCTGAAGTTGTTTGCCTATTAGATGAAAAAGAATACATTGAATTAGTATATGCTATGTATCGTAGTCCATATACTCAAAACAAACATAAAGTCGTGTTAGACAAAATTCTTCAAGAATACTATTCAAGAGCAAACGTGTCTAATATTTGATAGATAAAACACAATCTACAATCGTGCTTGTATATAAAATAGAGCGTGTGTCTTTTATTAGAAGGCACACGCTCGTTCACTCTAATAAATCCTATGGAAGAAAATTATTTAGTGCTCAATTCAATCTTGAATGGGTTCAGCTCAAACTCTTTTGTGATATTGGTATCATCCTGAGATACTTCCATCCCATCTTCGTTAAAGAGACACCCCTTTAAAGTTACGGTTTCTGTAGAGAAATCCTGAGAGTTGAACTCATTTGCGAAAGAAAGCACAAGGTCAAACTCGCCCAGAGCCATCAAAGATCCTTTTAGGGCTCTAAGCTGAACCTGAGTATTGTAATCCATCGTAATCTGAGCGGTGTACTCAGTATTGCCAAAACCACGGTTTACCGGTTCTCCACCAAGACCATAATTAGTCTCAACCTTCTTCCTCTTGTTCCACTTGATAGCGGTAACACCCTGAAGAATAATAGGGTTTGGGTTTGCTGACCCTGTGAGCGCCATAGAAGTCAGTTGCACCATCGCCCATGAATAAGCTACATTATTTATAATCATTGTCGTATATTTTTATTACTGTTGACTAACGTAAAGACCTTCCGTTACTTCGATAGATTCTGCACATCCCATCGGAACGATGCCATACGATAGAATCAACTTTTTGGTGACAAGAATATTCTGTTCAGCAGGAACTGTTACGAAAGCTGTTCCACTGATTTCCTCTGCGCTTTCCATCTCATTCAGAATATCTTTGACAAGGTTTTCAAAGACAGTTACTTGAGATGCAGACAGATTACCATTAGATGGGTCAACTTTAATAGGCGAGTTCACATAAGGCAGTAATGCTATACGGATTAAGCGACGTGATTTGTTGATGGTTCTATTACGAGCAATAGTGCAGAAATCTCCGGCAGAACAGGTGTGGTCATTCGCAAAATATGTATGTCCTTCCAAACCCTCGAATGAACGAACAAACACATAACCGGCTTCCTCCAACGCATTAAGCTGAGATTTACTCAGGGCAGAATAACTCAATCCATTTGTAATGAAATCCTCTGAAACAGTAGAGTCTCCAAAACCCATTTCAATTGCTGGAACATAGTTCACCAGGTCAAACTGACGAACCCATCCAATTGACTCACCGACACCGGCTTTTGTCAACGTACCCAAAGCAAGACCTACGACACCTACTGGAGTGGTAGAAGCTAAAGATGCCTGCATACGTCTCACCTGCTCATCCATTGACTGAGACAGAAGGACTGTTACGTAACGTGCGTCTATAATACATGAAGGAATCTTACTAATTGCAATCTTATTGCTGGGACTCACTCCTACTTTTACTTTCGATGTATTTGCACACAAAAGAATAGACGCTGGAGCAAAATAGTCATCAGCTAATTCAATTGCTGTACGGTTAATGTCTGCAACAAGATCGATTGAGTAAGAGTTTGCAGATTCGTCTGGTTGACTCCAAAGGTGTTGCTCTGTCCATACACCAATCTGGAAAATAGAACCATTTGCAGCTCGCTGCATCTCAATGATTGCATTCCAATCATGTGAACAGTCAGCAAACATGACAAACAGACGACCACCACCTCCAGCCATGCCAAAAAATTGACTGATATGATAATACGGAATGCCAGCCAATACATCAGTACTTGCACTGCTTTCATCATCAATTTCTCCAGTATAAGCAGTAATTCCAGCCTCAACAGCATCATTAAGACTGCTAAGCTCAACCACTTTATCCTTCCATGTGTCAACGAGGTTTGCTCCACCCCCTTCAGTCCAAAAATTTTTCTGACCAGAGATGTCAAAAATGAGACCACATACCTTTTCAATTGTATTGGATCGCACTATAGGAATATTGCCATCCGTGTCTCGCATAAAAACATTTCCTAATGCCATTGTATAATGATTTTATTGTTTGTAAAATGGATTTTGGTAGAGAGTCGCATCCTTGAAAAACGTTTTCGGAGTATCAGATGGAAACACGCCTCCCAATTTATCAATATATGCCATCTTTATCTCTGTATGACGTTGCAGATAGTTAAGTGCAAAAGGTGGAATATCTTCTTGAGATGCCACTACTGTTTCAGCAGAAGTCTCTTCTTTTGTAGAACTGTCTGTAGTGCTTACATCATCACTATTTTCCAAATCCGATTCTTGTTCATTCTCAACTACCATAGTTTCTTTTTCTACAGTGGCATCATCTTCTGTATTTATCTGTGAATTTTCAGGTTCCGGCATATTCGTTTGCTCTGCCAATGTTTCCGAACCTTCCATTGATTTCTTTTTAGCCATAAGATTATTGAGTTAAATAAAAAAGGAATGGAGTTTCGGTGTCTCCACTCCTTTTTTGATGATAAACTAATTATTTCCTTACTAATCAGTATGGTTTTTGTATGGTGTCCAAACCACAATTTCACTCGGACGAACCAAGTTAATGTCCATTTTGATTCTCATTTGGAAGAAGTACAATTCCGAATTGGCTTGCAGACGTTCAACCTTTACGGATTCTTCATCTGTACTATAGTCAATCGCCATCCACAAGCATGATTCCTGGTCTGTTGAGAATTTACCAAAGAAAATGGTTGAAGTTGGCATACCGTCAATTACAACAATTTCTTTTCCTTTGAAAGTTCTGCGGTTAACATCAGGGTTTTCAACGTATTTGTATTCCTTCTGAGTAGTCAAATACTGGTCATACAAGTCCCAAGTTTCCCAACCCATAACGAATTTGAGTTTCTTGGATTTACGGACATTAGCGGGAGTTTTCTTCCAGATTGTGTACAAAGCATCTTCTACATCTTTACCTGTGGTAAATTCAGTAGCACCAGCCAACACAACCTTACCTGAAGCAACTTCATTCTTAATCACTTCTGTAACACCGCTATTCTTGACAACCGCGTCTTGTGCTTTCAAATTTGCCATTACTCTTGCAATGGCACCATCGAAGTACTTCATTTTTCCAGCAGCAGAGTCGCCTCCAAGCTTCACTCCGTCTGAAGGAGCATCAATGGTAGAATCATCGCCACCCTTTTTACCACACCAAATGCAATCGTTGATGTACTGGTCTTTACGATCAAGCAGCAATCTCAACATCGTCTTCTGAACAGCCGGATCAAGTTCTCTAAATACCAACGGACCTTCAGGCTGAGCAAATCTCCAATACTCTTCAAAATCACGGGGGTTAAATTCCAAGTAAATCATGAAATCCTGCGGGTCCAAGTAACGCTCAGAAAGCTTATACTGGTTAAATCCGCTTTCATCATTAGCAGCTCCTTCAGTAGATGTAGGAGTTGGTTTGTTGTCTTGGATAATAGAACCCAACTGAATATGAGGCAGAACATAACGTTTCTGAATACCGGGCTTAACATGAACAAGACCGGCCTCATAGGTCTCATTTCCCTTCGCGGTATAAACCAAGAGGTCCTCAAGTACCTCACCCGCATAAGTATTACCGGCAAAATTAATTGTAGCCATTATAATAAAATCTGGGGATTAAAATTTTTCAAATTCTACATCGCCGAGGTTTTCTTTAATCTTGGCTTTCATCTGAGCATCAACATCTTTCAATGTTTCCTCAATCTTGCCAACATTTGCAGGATCACCGGCAATTTCTTCTGTGATTACTTCACGAGCCTGGATTGATGCAAGAGTGCTTTTAACTGTGGCGAAGTCTGATTCTGCCATCTTTGTCCAAGCATCTTTTGCAGAAGCCTCAATTTTACCTGCTTTGATTGCGTCGTCAACGACGGCTTCAATCTCAGCTGCAAGAGCCGCTTGCTCTGCGTCTTTGTACGCCTGAAGCGATGCTTTGGTCTCAGCCAGTTCACTGTTGACGTTAGCGAGTTCAGCTTCCTTGCCTTCAAGTTTAATCTTAGTTGCAGTCAGCTCACTCTGAGTTTCCTTGAGTGCTGCTTCTGCATTGATCAACTCAGCAATGCGAGCTTCAATCGCTGCGGCCTGGGTGTCCTTAGCGAGCCCAAGTTGCGCGGAAATGGCGTCGAAATTGTTTTTTTCGTTGTTTTCCATTTTCTTGTTATCTTGGATTGGTAAATAATTATCTTTCTGATTACGAATAGTGCTAATGACTTCAATAAGTTTATTTTCATCCACTTCAGCAGATACAGCAGACATGATATTGCGCATATCGGCTGCATTATCAATGCCTACAATTTCATTTTTCACTTTATCACGCACTTTTTTTGATGTCTTGATGACATTCTCTGAAGGTATAAACCCAGCTTTCACAGCATCTTTAGCACTAAAGAAGGTTCCATCAGCATCGCCTTCACCGTTCATGATTTCTGCAACCTTGTCTTTAGAAAGCCCAAACCGTTTAGTATAAATGGTTTCCAGTTGCGATCGGAAAGCCTCAACGGTTTGTTTTACTGATGGGTCTTCATCCTCAACATTTGAGTTAAAAGGATTGTGAATCATCAATAATGAATAATCGTGCATATAAAGATTGTCTCCAGCAGCCCAGATAATGCTGGCCATTGAAGCGGCAATACCTTCTATCACACAATCAACCTCAATAGGACAAGAGCGGATAACTGAGAAAGTGCTCATCCCGTACAGTACAGAGCCTCCTTCAGAATTAATCATTACGATAATCTTGGAAGGCTTTACAAAGTCTTGTAACCACAAAAACTCATCATTGAACCAACGAACACTGTTCTCATCTACGGCTGAAAAAAAGCGAATAATAGCCGGCTTACCCTCTTCAGCCTTACCAACTACATATTTCAAATTTTCTACATCCATAACTGATTACTCTTTTTCCAAGAATAGAATATTGTAAATTAAGTCGGGTTAAATCACTGTCTCTTATCTTCAAATCCAACAATATCTTCAAACTTCGGATATTCATGATTAGGGATATGATCAGGATTTGCAATCTCATTTTGGTCGCTTGGCTGAGTGAACGGAGGTACAGTTACATACACGTCTTCATAATCCTTATAGGCGTATGCAGTAAAATCATTAAACCAAATTTGATAATCAATCCAATATGGTTGTAAAGCGTCATCAAATGTCAAAGGCTGGTCCCAATAAGCCAACTGGAATCTTGACACGAGAGCTGGGAACTCGCTTTTATTGGATTCAATGGCTGATACAATTCGTTTATATACTTCCATCCCTTCACATTCAACATCATCATCACTATTGTTTAATCGATTAAGAACATAATGAATACGCATTGTACCTTTACCTTCCGCAATATTTGCTGCACCAACATTGTAATAAATGTTGATAAAATGAATAAATACGGCAGGAAACACAATTCCATATTCTCTGTTGTGTTCATTGTATTTGATACGATTCAACTGACCATTATCCAATTTGATTGTCTTGAACAATGGAGGGCTATTCGGGTCTTTTGGGTCTTTTCTAATAGACTCCAATATTTTTCGGACAGCCTTGTATGCTTCGACCATAGCATTTGTTTCTACCGCCTCTTTTACTTCATCAAATTCAGGCTTAGGCTCAACAGGAATTTCTTCTTCTGTTATCGGTCGTATTGGCTTATGCTTATCAATTATCATTGTCTTACACCTGGGAATGTCCTAAAAATTATTTTTTCCAATTCTATCAATTTATCATTCATAACAGATGAATCTCGTTTTTCAGTCGGCATGAACTGACGCTGTGGCATATTGGAGACTCGTCCGGTTCGTACAGATGGGTCATCTGAGTTGTGCACAGCCGCAAAACAAAACCCTTTATGTCGATAGGTGCCATTAAATGCTTTAGGGTCAGTAAATACCCTAACTCTCCCTCTGGAACGATTGTAAGATTCAGTCTCATAAACAATTGAATTTCTCAATGACTTAGACTCAATCAAACCACCGACAGTAAACCCTCCCTTATTACGTTTTGGTCTATGTCTCCATGCCATACTCCCTTTAGTATTAAACCGTTTCATATCAAATGATTTCTGGAATATATCAACAGCAGACTGACCTACTGAAATTTGAAAATCCCATATATTCAAATCAAAAGTATGTGACAACGGTTCCCATTGCTCACGAAATTGTTGCGGGGTCAACGGAATACCTTTACTTATTCTCGGCATCTTCAAGATATTTTGCTTTAATACGCTTTGCTATGGCATTGAGACGACCTACATGCCGCTCATCAACTTGGAAATATGGATGTTCATCTGAAAATATGCGACCCCCTAAAGCAACACTTTCCTTAAATGTACGGTTAAACCAATCTGGCATTTCTGGAACAGAAGATGCTTTTATAGAAGCAACAACAGTTGCGGTATCTTCCACCAAATAGCACCTACATTGATGCTCAATTGGTGGAATAAGCCATGCTGGAAAACTTGACTTTGGTGCTGTGAACCCCTCATATTGAAGATGCCACGGACGTACCCGCTCGTCTCCCTGTGTCATGAACATCAATACTGTATTTTCTTTGATTGTTGACAAATAGGCTGCAATAATCATTGCATACTCAATATCAACATTCTCAGTTCTCATGTACTGATTGTGGAATTTAGAGAAAACAGGAAAGTAGAAGTCAAGCCAATCATCCTCATCCATATCTTCCAGTTCCTCATCTGACAACATTTCTCCCAATTCAGCCATGTCATCAGCCATTTGGTATTCCTCTGCTACAGAAAAATCGACCAAATTATCCACTGCTGACAAAATAATGTTACGTTGAGACATTTGCTCGTTATCAAGTGCGTCTGCATTACGAATCAAATTCAACGCTTCCTCGAAATCAATACCAAAACCAACGCACGCTCTACGAATAGCAATGTCTGCGCGAGCTTCCATGAGCGCTTCCAGTGATTCCCATTCACCATCATTATCTATTACACTAATTACAAAATCATGAAATAGAGGAATAAGAATTGCCACTTCCTTCTCGTGTCGGTCCTTACTGTCATCAGGTTGTCGCAAAGCAACTATGTTGGAGAGAGGGGTCGGACCTATAGCCCCCTCTCCCGAAGAAAATTTTTCGTTTCACGATGTCGGCCATATCTACGAAAATATTCTTCATCTGTCAGATGACGTGTAGCATTGTGGCTATAACCATTTCCACCACTGTTACCACCAATAGAACCACTTGATGTGCTATCCATTATATTAAGTTGCCGTTTTACCTTAACGCCAAACTCTTGTTCAATTGTCTCTGGGTCCATCTCCCAAGTAGTAGAAAGGTTTTGAAATAATCGTATGCGGTCTTCATCAGACATCTCAATACGCTTAGCGTATTTAAACTCCAATCCTTCTGGAAGATAACCAAGCTTGACAAGACGTGGTATAACCGTTTCGTTCATTACCAATTCTATAAAATCACGGTACACCTCAATACGGTCTCTGAAAATATTTTCATGCGCTCTTGTTGCTCCTACATAAGACTGTGTAGCACCTGCCATAGATTCCGATCCAAGAATCAAATTAGACACGTCTCTATCGACATTATCAATCAGGCCCGTAAACACACGTTCAGAATTACTCATTGTGAATGCTTTAATATCCAACTCGTCATTCAACCCTGTTACAATAACTTTGTTTTGCGCAGCACCGGCAATGTCATTTGCCATTCGTTTACGGTCAACTATATTCTCTGATTCTGTCTTACCATGAATAATGGGTTGACCGTATGTATGAGAAAAATTGACATAATTAGCAAACGTGAACTTTTTTGCTAAAATCAAAGGAGCTACAGCTGAAAACAACCCCAACTCTCCACTATTGATTAACACATAGTGGTCTGAATATTTCGGGTCATCAAAACTCCATTGCGGCATCCAAATTCCCTGCCGCTTCACAATTCTACGTTGGTCCGCTAAAATATTGCGACGTTCGACAAAATTCACCCTAAGCCCACCATGTTCCAAATCCTCATTAACGAAAAACTCCAATCCTGTATAGCCATACAACTTTGATTCAGCAATACCTCGTATAATCTTTAAAAATTCTGTATTTTGGATTTTCCGAGTTGCCGGTATGTCTTTTACGTATTTGCCTTTCTCATTTTGTTTGGCCATCATAAACCGCTCTCCAACAATTTGTGAGAACAACGTTTCCATGACACCACGTAAATGAGCGTCTTGCTGAACACAAGCCTCATATATGTCAATCAAACGGCTACGGTCATCCAATACCGTTCCGTTCTGTAGATGTCGATATGAAGATTGAAATCGACATCTACGTTCAATCTCCCTAACATATTCTTGAACACTCTTCTTGCTGGTCATAAAGAAACTTTCAAGCTGCTGAGTGATATGTGATGTGTCTGATAATCCTGCGTTAGCCATTTGTAACTATGTTTATTTTCTGAAGAATAGAAGATTTTGGTCTCTTTGGTTTTAAGAGTAAATACACAATTATCCTATTTAAGTAATCAACTAAACTATTATGTACAATTATTATTTTGTTTAACACACTGATTTTCAATACTAATTAAAAATAAATACATCAAAAGGATAGTTTTCGTTATTGTTATATTGATTTTTTATATACCTTTGCAGTGACAAAACAAGTTTCACTTCAATTCAAATTATTATGGAAGAAAAAGAATTAAGCTATTTCCGAGTAAAAACGGAATGTACAGTTGAACTTCCAGATCATGCTTTGGGTAAAAAGAAGATTGAAGAACTGATACTCGCAACCAGCTACACAGAAGCTGAATCGCTTGTACATGAAATTATATCTTCTCTCAACCGTACCCAATTTGGAAGCGTCAACTATGAGATTATCAAAACAAAAATCTCAGATGTCTTATTCAATGACACCCTTGCTCAAGAGCAAACGGTAAAAGATTTTTGTTGTAACTACTTTGAAGAAGACGAAAATACCGGTGTGGGACTTTATATGGTTAAGGTAATGTTTTTGACCATCGACGAACGCAATGGGAAAGAAAAGAAAACAATCGAAGACTTTTATGTTCCGGCGCTTTCAAATGCTGATGCAAATGAAAAAATCAATGCACACCTACGCAAAACAATGTCGGATTTCGTAATCCGAGATACCAAATTTGACAAGGCTGAAGCTATTTATTGGCCACTTGACGTACATAAAAATAAAGTTGATAATTATATGCTGAACTAATGTTGGGTCAAGCCGGAAAGGGAGAAATCAAACTACAATGTAAAGAGCAGACCTTTCCTGAATTTCCAAACTTGCTCTTTGGTCAAAGTGAATCAGGGTGTTCATATTTTGACGCAACACACTATCTGTCAAAACTGACAGAACCAAAACCCATACAGTCCTTCTTTAACCAATATCGTTATCAAATTAAATCACTTTGCGATACATACGATATTGCCGATACCAAAATATGTCTCATAAACGAAGAAGGACATTATCTAATTGATGGAACATTTTTGTTCTTGTTCATAGCATTTGTCGAACCGGACTTTTTAGCATATATGTGTGATAGAACTTTTGAACTATTTGCACATGGGGTAGCTGTATCTGACACATACCTTATATCAGCAGCACGAACCCGACTGTCAAACAGAGTCCTTTCAGCGATAAGTAGCTATGAGGAAAAATCTGAATAATAAGACCAGTAATCCGGTCTTAGTCTTTAACCCTCTTAAAAGATTTATTGGGTATTTCCATTCACTAACCGCTGCGTCAACTGCTTTCAAAGCATCCAGGTCATCAATACATCAAGCTTGTGTAGGACCTTGCATATCTTGCTGCGGTCTATATTTTCGGTTTCTTGCCAAAGACATTGAAATAGAAGATGGTGACTATGGAACTCTAAAACTGGAAGAGTATGACTCGATGTGCGGAGTAACCCGCACATATTATCCTACTGCCAGTATGTCTCGTAAAGGAATGAAATATAAACAAGGATCTAAAAAATAACAAAAAATGAAAATCAAACTTTTATCGCCAAATGCAAAAATGCCAACAAAAGGCAGCGAACAAGCAGCAGGGTACGACCTATATGCACCAAAAGATACAATTATAAACCCAGGTCGTAATATCATTCCAATTGACATTGCAATAGCACTTTCTATTGGATATGAAGCACAGATCAGACCTCGCTCCGGGTTCTCAGCAAAAGGATTTGAAGGCTATGTTATTACAGAAAACGGACATGAAGAAACTCCGACCAGATTTGACTGCGATGTGCTCCTTGGCACAGTTGACTCAGATTATAGAGGAAACGTAGGTGTCATCGTAAACAGTCATGAAACAAAACCATTCCTTGTAACAGCTGGCACACGTATCGCTCAAATGGTAATTGCAAATCACTGGAGCGGTGATTTAGCGATTGTTGATGAATTAAATGATACAGAACGAGGAACTGGCGGTTACAATTCCACTGGCACTCGATAATTTATCCACCATTAATTAGGGTACATCATACTTGGTGTGCCCATATTTTATTCTTATGAACAATACAAGAATCATTCAGTTACTTGCTGAAATAAAAGAATACAATAAAGCCTATCGAAAAGGGCAACCTCAAATCTCGGATTCCGAGTATGACAAAAAGGTTGATGAACTTAAACGTCTTGACCCGAATAACAAATGGTTTAATCACATTGAACCCGTATCGGTCAACAAAGGACGTAAAGTAAAGCTACCAATACCAATGAAGTCATTAAACAAAGCAAAATCATTAGCAGAAATTAAGCAATGGTTAGCTTCAATGGCAATACCAGAGAATGCAAAATTGGTAATTACCCCCAAATTTGACGGAGTGTCTTGGCTTCATGATGAGTTTGCTAACACAACTTATTCACGCGGTGGAGGCGACAACGAAGGACAAGATTGTTCGCCTCACTATAATATGTTATCATTACGAAAAACAGATGAGCCAAGCACTATTCACTACACCTTTGGAGAACTTGTATTTGATTGCAAGACATGGGAATGCGAATTTGCAGGAAAAATATCAGATGCTACAGGAGACAAATTCAAATCACCTCGTAACACAGTAGCCGGACTAATAAACCGAGATGAACCATCTGATATTATAAAGCATACGACATTTTATCGGTATGGAGTAAGTGAAATTGACCTTGAGAATTTCAAAACTTACGACCAGTTGCTTCAATCACTTTGCGAGAAGTTTCATCAACACATATACGGCACTATTGTTACTGTAGCCGAACTTGACGAAAACAAATTATCAAGTCTGTTCAAAGAATGGCGTAAAGACTATTACATTGACGGTCTTGTTATTTACCTGAATGATATTCTTCTTTGGAAATCAATCGGCAGACAGCAAACAACTGGG